AAGAAAGAATCTAACTTATCAAAAGATTCAGTAGTGAACGTGTCTCAAATTGTGACTTTAGATAAAGAGAGATTCCTTGAACGGGTGGGAAAGCTTAAATCAAGTAAGATCAACGAAGTTGAAGCAGGCCTCAAGTTAATCACAGGCTTAAATTAAGGGCACTTCGGCTAACTGCGGCTTCTCACTGCGCTTCGAGATTGCTTTGCAACTCTCGCTTGGCCTTCGGCACATTCGCTTTGTAACTCGGTTCGCGAGACGCGACTAAGGTCGCTCGAACCTCGTTCCAATTCTTCCGCGCGTTTAGCGCGCTCCAGAACCGCGAACGTCGAGAAGCCTATCTCGTTAGACGCAAGAGCGAACTAGCCTCTACAAAGAACAATGATTGAAAATTATATTTGCACATATTTCAAACCTTCATTTTGGGCGAGCGGGGAGCCAAATTGGCAATTACTAAAAGAAGGAAAAATCTCATTAAACGAATTAGTAGGTGAAGAGATCTTTAGTGAGTCTTCGTCAGGTATTTACATTTATCGAGATGGACTTATTGCTTTAAAAATATCAAAGCTTTATGAACTTTACGAAAAACATATAAAGAAAAGAGGTAAAAATAGTTTTATTGAGAGTGAATATTTTACAGCATTTTGCATTGACTATTCGAATTCAATCTGTCTTTTGCTTGAATCTGAATATATTAAGTATTATAATCATACGATTTTTCGACTCTCTAAGATCAGAGAATTATTTGTACAAAGTTATGATGATAGTAAAAGGCAATTTAGAGAAACCGTCTCGCTTGGCCATGATGACTTGGGATATTTTAGATCAGAGTTATATAAAAGGAAAATGGCTCCAGATTTTGAAACTAGCGTCGAGTTACGAAATGGGAATATGCTCCCTTTTGAGAAGTGGGTTGATGAAATTCAATATGGCCAGTTTCAAAGTAATACGCGTATCGTTATTAAAAATGAGATTTTAGAAAGTTTTAGACAATGTACTCTTTTATTAACTAATAACTTAAAATGGATAGCGATATTATCTATGCTTTCTTCGGCATTGGATAGCTTTAGATACAAATTATATTCAGAAACTATTATTAACGCATGGTCAATAATCGAATATTTTATAAATCAGGATTGGGATAATTTGATATATGATTATAAATCGAAAGGCAAAATGAATGGTGCCCGGCAAGAAATTATGGAGGGTCGAGATTATAGTGCCTCTATAAAATCAAATATTCTTGAAATGAATGGGTTTTTGTCTTTCGATGACTATCAGAAAATGAATCGAATTCGCAGAGCAAGAAATTCGATTGCACATGATTTTTCCTACTCAACTTATAATAATAAGTTAGGCGATTCTGATACGTTGTTTGCAATTTGCAGTATTGCTTTTGAATTAATTCAAAAATACATTGAAAAAGCAGTTAGCCTTCAACTGAAATTAAATACTAGCGTTGCAAGCATTGTATTGATGCCCAACCGAGTAGAGGAATGATTCTGTAATCGCGCTCCAGCGTCTAACTGCGGTTTCTCGCGGCGCTTCGGCATTCGCGGTTCCCGCTCAGCCTTGCTTGGCCTCCGGCACATTTGCTTTTAAACTCAGCTTGCAAGACGTTCGCTAATGCTCACTCAAGCTGAGTTTAAATCCCTTCGCGCACAAGCGCTTCGGGAACGCAAACGTCGAGAAACCTGCGTCGTTAGACGGCATTTTGCAAAAATGAAATTAGAAAAAAATGTTTGAAGACTTGTTAAGTAGTTACGAAATTAACTTTGTAGAGATTGATGTTCCACTATTAATCCAAATTGTAATTCCAATTGTTTCTTCATTTTTAGGCGCATTCTTTGCATATTATTTTATGAATAGGCATTCAATCTATGAAAAAGAAAAAACATTCTTTTTAAATCACATTGATGCGCTTTTTAAAATTGAATATAATCTGATAATAAATCTTCGAATTAATCAGAGAAACCTAGATAGATTACAATTTTACTCTCAGGCAAACGCAAATTCAGAAATTCCTAAACTTAGCTCTGATAAATATTTTATCAAATGGGAGATTGTAGAAAATCTTAGAAACGAATTATTAATGGAGAAAGTTGTGAGTATTTTAAACGAATTGGAATCAACTGAAAATATATTAAACTCATTCATTAAAGAATCAAAAGAACAAATAGATAATTTGTTTATAAGAGAAGGAACGAATTTAATTTCCGATTCTCATACGATTAAAGAATTCGAGATCTATTTCGGGAGTAGCAAAATTAAAATTCAAGAATATATCAAAATATTTCAAAAGAACTTAATAAATGCTCTTGCGTCCATTCAAATCGCAAAAAGTTTTCATAAGAAAAAATACGTACTGAAATATAAAACGCAACTCGTAGAAATTGGTTTAGAAACAAATTGGCTTGAAGATGTTGAAGAACGTTCTAAAACAATTGAAAAGCTAAATAATGAATCGAATAAATCAGCAAGTTGATAAAATGCAAAACGCCGTCTAACTGCGGTTTCTCGCTCCGTTCGGAATCGCTCATGCGATCCTCACTCCGGGCTCCGCCACATTGCTTTGTCACTTCGGTTCGCGAGCCGCGACTAAGGTCGCTCGAACCTTGTGCCAACCGCGTCGCGCACAAGCGCTTGCGGACGCAACGTCGAGAAACCTGCGTCGTTAGACGCCATTCCCGCTGCGCTTTTTCGGAAGGGTTTTGCTTAGCGTGAGAAGGGGTGAGCGTTTCTTGTTTCATTCAGTTGCAATGGTTTATTGGAGTCGCTTGAAGATGCTCGCGGGAACAGCGGCTAACTAACGCTTGCCGCTTCGTTCGCCACTCACGGAATCCGTTCGGGACTCACTCCGGTCTTCGACACATCGCTTCGCGAACTTGGTTAAATAGTAAAAGAAGAGATTTTCAGAAATAGAAGTTCGCGACCCTTTCGCGCAAAGGCGCTCGGGGACGCGACGTCGTCAAGCTTCGGTCGTTATCTGCCATGCCGCGCCCCTCATTTAAGACGCCAGCCGTCCTTGGCTGGCTAAGTCAATGTTAAAATAAATTCATTTATGGAATGTAAATATTAGGAGAATTTTATGTCAGTAGAACGCATGTCAATTACAGCTCAATGCTACTTTATCTTTTTGATGAAGTTTGAAAAAAGGCAGCTTAAAGAAATACCACAAGAAATTATTCAAGCACCTTTAATTCACTTAAACCCAAATAGTCAAACACAAGAATCTTTGGAAGCGGAATTTATTACGTTAGGCTATCTTGAAAACGAGAAATTTACGGAAAAAGCAATTAATGACTACAATAAACTCTGGACTGATTATAAAAAGAATTGGGTTCCCTCAAAATCGGCTGAGAGTACATTAGAACTTATTAATAAGTCTAAGGTAATGACAGGAAATGCTTTGTTTGGCGGAAGTCCGGAAGTTATGCATTCAGACATAACCTTTAATGTAAGGAATTATATTCTCACAGATAAATTAAATATGGATATTCGAGGAATATCTATCAAAGTATAGAATTTCTTTAAATCAACCAACCTTATCATTGTTTTTGGCACTAAAACATAATTAGATAAACGTATAAAACATGGGACACGAACGATTAGGGATTTTACCCAAGACTAGAAGTTGGATCAATATTGCTTCCAATCTTGGTGCAGCGATAGGTGAGGATCCTGAGTTTGCTTCAAAATTAGCTGGGCAAACTTTATTACAAGTTAGACAGCGATATGAAAAACTTAAAAATGATTCAGGGGTTCAAGCAGCATTCTCATTTTTAATCGCTATTTGTTCTCAAAATTTGCCATCAAACGCTGAAGGGAAATTTACAAATGTTGATCTCAATCTTGAGTCTAATCCATCTCCACTTAGTATTGCTTTCGGGTTAACTGAGTGGGTTGAGAAACATAAAGATAGGCAAGAATACGCTGAACTCGCTGCGAGAGCCGCAGCGGATACCATAGCTAAATGGTATAGAGAAAATTCTGAACAGAATCTTCTTTTTGAGTCAAGTTTAACCGCTACAGATGTATGGGGAAATTTTTCAGGGAGCGATTTTTGTGTTATTTCGCGTAATTTTTTCGCGAATTTAACCGAGAGATATTTGAAATATTTCTTGGAGAGAAGTGCATCTGAATTGTCTCCAGATTTAAATAGCAGAAAGAAGTTTGAACAGGCTCTCTCTTCTTTTATGAATGAAGTTTCGAATCATGCTTTTGAAACTTCTAAAATTACTCAGTCATTCGCGGCAGGATGGTATAATAAAAACGTAAAAAACAATAGGCCTGCTGATAAAGAAGTAGCAGGCTTCTTAAAAGTTGCATTTGGTAAATTACGTGAAGAGATAATCATTGAAGAGGCGAAAAAGTGACGCCTCGAAAAAAAAGTTTTATACTCGCGAATAATGCAAAAAATGAAAATAAATATATCGATCCAATTATTCTAAATTATTCGAAAATAGATAACGTAGATCCAAATGTATATATCAATCTGCCTTCTTTTATTGAAAAAGTAATTCATATTCCAGATCGACTTTTGGATCTTTTAGAGCTTGCTGCTTATATTTTTGCATCTGATAGGATGATTTCACGGGGAACTCTTGATGCAGTAGAATATCATAGTTGGTCCCGGGATATTCATTTGAAAATTAAAGTTCGAGATTTCAGCTTTTGGTCTCGATTGGAAGTTAAGGAATCTTTAACAAACGCACTCAATTTTATGTTAGGTGATCATAATTGGGAGATTTCGTTTGAACAAGGACATTCTACTGATCCTGTCGGATTGTTTGATAAAGAAATATTTTCACTGAAACCTGGATATGTAAAGAAAACCTCTGTAGTTTTATTTTCAGGCGGAGCAGATTCCTTAGCTGGTGTATTAGAATTACTAAATCAAACGGACGGGAACGTAATTTTATCAAGTCATCAGTCAAGTTCATCTGCAAAGAAGACTCAAAATGCGCTCTATACTTCATTAGAAAAAAAATTCGAGAATAGAATACATCATTATAAATACGAATGCCATCTTTCAGGTAAGCGAGCGACAGATGAAACGCAACGCTCAAGGAGTTTTTTATTTTCTAGTATTGCTTTTGTTTTAGCACGAACTTTTGATCAGAAAGAATTTTATCTATTTGAAAATGGAGTAACTAGTCTGAATCTCTTTAGAAGAGAAGATTTAATGAATTCACGAGCCAGCAGGACAACACATCCACAAACACTGTCTAAACTCATGGAGTTCCTTAGTTTAGTTGCAGGATTTCAATTTGAGATAAAGCATAATTATGTTTTTAAAACTAAACGTGAAGTATTTGAAATCATTGGAAAATACTCACCGGAGCTAATTTCAAGCACTGTGTCATGTACAAAGGCTTCTTTTTCGAAAGGGGTTGCAACTCATTGTGGCCGGTGTTTTCAATGCATTGACAGAAGACTTTCAACGGTATCCGGTAGTCTGGAAAAATACGATCATGAAGGGCTTTACGATTTTGATTTATTTACAGATTCACTTGATGGTGGAATAAAAACAGGCGTGCTTGATTATATTAGACAAGCATTAGAAATAAGAGAGCATTCATTTGATAGCTTTTATGAAAAATATTTTTTTGAATTTGCTACTATAGTGAAATATCTTCAAACCAATGTACGTTCCGAAATGGATATTATCGAAGAATTATGGAAGATGTATGAAACTCACTTTTCAAATGTAAAACAAGCTCTGATAAGGGCAAGAATGGAATACGATGATCCGTTTAAGAAACCTCCGCAAAAGAATAACTTGTTTTCTATCATAGCTACTCGCGAATATTTAGTTGAAGATGTAAAGCGCTTTGCTGAACATTTAGCGAATAAGCTCTTGGATTTCGTTAGTGAATCGTTCGCTAACGTTAAGCCAGTAAATGAAAATGATTTGAATGAAAAAGTAGGAGCTTTTTTACGATCTCATGATAAGGAATTTAGAAGTGAGTATCCGACAGTTTCCTTTGCTTGTGCAAATGTCATTCCGGATCACATTAATAATTCTCTAAATTTAATTGTTGAATCAAAATACATTCGCGGGTCTACATCGCCTTCTCGTGTAACCGAAGGGATTGCAGCTGATTTGACAAAATATCCGGAGACTGCATATATCTTATTTCTAGTATATGATCCAGAACACCAGATAAAAAGTGATCGTGTATTCTCCGAGGAAATACATTTAAAGGAGCGAAATAAGATACTTATCGTTCGTTGAGAATTTAACGAATAAATATCCTGTCACAGTTCTTGCATCTTGGACTCGCAAGAACCGCGCCTCCCGAACGCTTCGCGATCGGGACGCAAAGTCTCCACTTACTCGTTTCTAATCGCCCTCGTTAAAACTGCTTCGCAGATTTAACGAGGGTCAGAATCTCTGATCTCATAAAACTATCACTTAGAAAATACAGAATAGAAATACTCAGGAGGTTTATTATATAGTTCGCATAATCTGATAAAATCCTCGATAAACAATCTCTTCTTACCAGATTCAATCTTTGACATATAACTTTGATACTTTCCGAGTTTTGCAGAAACTTGGGTTTGAGTTAGATTTACTTCTATCCTCGCTGTTCTAAGTCGATTAAAGAACGAATTCCGTTGTTCTTCTGAAATTTCCCCGGAAATATTTGATTCTGTTCGTTCAAAAGAGGTTTTTTGAGCATGGAAGGGCCACCAGAAGGTTCTTTTTCTGCTTTCCGGATGCTGGTCTGGCATAGAACCTCCTAAATGGCGCATAAATGCACAAAATCAAGTGTATACAATGTGAATATATTTGTCAAAACATATTTTAATTGATTATATATAATGGCGACAGAAAATTCGGTAAAACTTATTGGCGAGAAAATCAAGGCTGTGTTTGATGCGGCAGGAATTAGCCAGCGGCAAGTAGCTCAAAAACTGAATCTAACTCCAGGCGGATTAAATAGCAAGATTACTGGTAGGATTGAATCCTTTGCTCCGTCGTTTCTATATTTTATAAATTCTGAATTTGGTGCTGACTTAAATTGGTTAGTCGATGATGCACAACCTGTAACTCCCGTCATTTACACGAAAGGAGTAGGGCGCAAGGTGAAAGACGATGATCAATTATTTAATCAGATGAAAAACACCGAAGGTGTTAAAGATATTATTAAAAATCTTTTGGATCTTTCTCCCCAAGAAAGAAATACATTCAAAGATTTGATTACTCAATATTCAACTCTTAGAAAGAACTTAAAGAAAAATTAAATTGCTATTACTAATCGTCTCCGCCGTCCTTGGCGTCGCCGATTAGACTTCGGGGCGGCGGCACAGCAGATAACTGCGGTTTCTCGCTTCGCTTCGAGATTGCTACGCAACTCTCGCTTGGCCTTCGGCACATTTGCTTTTAAACTCAACTTGCAAGCCGTTCGCTAAGGCTCACTCAAGTTTAGTTTAAATCCCTTCGCGCACAGGCGCTTCGGGAACGCAAACGTCGAGAAACCTACGTCGTTAGCCCCCATTCCCGCTGCGCTTTTTCCGGAAGGGTTTGGCTTAGCGCGAGAAGGGGTGAGCGTTTCTTGTTTCATTCAGTTGCAATGGTTTATTGGAGTCGCTTCAAGATGCTCGCGGGAACAGCGGCTAACTAACGCTTGCCGCTCCGTTCGCCACTCACGGAATCCGTTCGGGACTCACTCCGGTCTTCGACACATCGCTTCGCGAACTTGACTAAATAGTAAAAGAAGAGATTTCCAGAAATAGAAGTTCGCGACCCTTTCGCGCAAAGGCGCTCGGGGACGCGACGTCGTCAAGCTTCGGTCGTTAGACGAAATGATGCAATTTTTTACAGGAAAACATGTTTTATGATTAATAGAATACTAATAATTTTAGCAGTCTGTTATGCTCAAATTGGCTTTGCACAGGATTTACCACTTACCGTTGAGAAATACAAAATTCACATTCGTGGCGTTGGTAAAATTCTTATAGGTATGAGCGTTGTTGAAATTGAAAAAGTGACAGGTCAAAAATTGAAACTAGAAGAGGATCCGTTAGTAGAGCAAAATTGCACTTTCTATTATTTCAAAAATTCTACTTCTAACTTGGGCTTTATGTTTACTGGACCTGCTAAAAATAACATGAAACTTGCACGAATTTACTTATACAAGCCAGAGAATGAGACAATTTCTGGCATTAAAATAGGAGATTCATTAGCTAAATTAAAAAGTGTATATAAAGAAAAGTTAGAAGAAACGCGCGGGCATTATACAAACTACTTGGAATATACTTATAAGCCAGTGGATAAATCAGATAAAAATTATGGAATTATTTTTGAGACAGATAATAAGAATATTACATCAATTAGCGTTGGAAGATATCCCGAATTAAATTTAGTAGAAGGATGCTTGTAGTGTATTTTGCATCACTTCGTCTAACTGCGGCTTCTCGCTGCGTTCGCCACTCACGGTTCCCGTTCGGTCTCACTCCGGGCTTCGCCACATTGCTTTGTTGCATCGGCTTGCGAGACGCTCACTAAGGTTCGCTCAAGCCTCGCACCAACTCCTTCGCGCAAAGGCGCTCGGGGACGCGACGTCGTCAAGCTTCGGTCGTTAGCCCCCATTCCCGCTGCGCTTTTTCCGGAAGGGTTTGGCTTAGCGCGAGAAGGGGTGAGCGTTTCTCGTTTCATTCAGTTGCAATAGTTTATTGGAATCGCTTAAAGATGCTCGCGGGAACAGCGGCTAACTAACGCTTGCCGCTCCGTTCGCCACTCACGGAATCCGTTCGGGACTCACTCCGGTCTTCGACACATCGCTTCGCGAACTTGGTTAAATAGTAATAGAAGAGATTTTCAGAAATAGAAGTTCGCGACCCTTTCGCGCAAAGGCGCTCGGGGACGCGACGTCGGCAAACTACTGTCGTTAGGCGACAGGCCAAAAAAATGTTTTTAAATGAATATCAAAAGTTTAAAGAAGAGGAGGAAAAAACTGAGAGCGTTTCTAAAAATCACGTAAAAGGTTGGAATACAATTTCGCCAATGATTGTGAATTTTTATTTAAAGCTACAGAATTCTCTAATCCTTCTCAACAATCAGAAGTCTGATATTAGCAAATGCTACATTTGTCTGATTTTATTACGTCTTCCATTTAAAATAGAAGCTTTAAGCTTGCTTATTAATAAAGGCTATTATTTAGAATCTCAAATGAATATTAGAAATTTATACGAAGCATTTATTAAAATTAGATACTTTTTGATTTATCCTGAGAAAGCAGGAGACCATCTATTCGAAGGAAAAAATAAAAAAGTTAGTTTCAAAGTAATGTTTAACTGTTTTTCAGAAACGAAGGATGAATTTTACAATCGCTTTTATGGAAATCTTTTGAGCGAGTTTTCTCATAGCGGGATTGGTGAGATGGCATTTACATTAGATGAAAATAGTCTTATTTCAAAGTCGTATAATACCTATTCTGAAAAGGAACTGCATTATTCGTTAAATCTTCTCCAAACGATTCTAATTGGATTTCAAAATTTTACAAATTATTTCTTTCAAAAAGAACAATTAGAAATGTCCTCTGAGCTAATTGATTTCAACTGCAAGATTAAGAATTACTTTGAGGAATGGGCTAAATTTCAAGTTAATGAATACGATAAATTTATTGAGTTCTACAATTTAGCTAAACCAATAATAACTTTATAATTATAACAATTTGGCCCATCGCATAACTGCGGTTTCTCGCGGCGCTTCGAGATTGCTATCGCAACTCTCGCTTGGCCTTCGGCACATTTGCTTTGTCACTCAGCTTGCGAGACGCGACTAAGGTCGCTCAAGCTTCGTGCCAATTCTTCCGCGCGTTTAGCGCGCTCCAGAACCGCAAACGTCGAGAAACCTACGTCGTTAGGCGTAATAGCAATTTTGATATCTTTAAAAATTAAAAAAGGAGAAAAAATGGCCAGAAAAGTTTTCTACAGTTTTCATTATAAACCCGATAATTGGAGAGTTTCTCAAATTCGAAATATCGGTACAATAGAAGGTAATTAATCTGCTAAGGATAATGATTGGGAAACGATCACTAAGGGCGGAGATAAAGAAATTCAAAAATGGATAGATGATCAGATGTTTGGAAGATCTTGTACCATAGTTTTGATTGGTGCAAATACTTCCGGAAGAAAATGGATAAATTATGAAATTAAGGAAACTTGGCGCAACGATAAGGGCCTGTTAGGAATTTATATTCATAATCTAAAAGATTCAAATGGAGAGAAAAGTATTCAAGGATCGAATCCTTTTGCTGCGTTCACGATTAAAGAAGGAAAGACCAATTTGTCCTCGATCGTGAAAACTTATAACCCACCATATTCCGATAGCAAAGAAGTTTATGACTATATAAGTAAAAACATTTCTAATTGGATAGATGAAGCTATAAAAATAAGAAATGACAACTAAGAAAAAGAATAAAATATCAGAAGACGCTATTCAGGCTCATTTAGCTTTGCTACAATCGATTATTCAAAGGATGGCAACGAATAGCTCTTCTTCAAAAGCATGGTGTATCGCGATTGTTTCTGCAATGTTGGTGATTGTCGGAGAAAAAAATAAAACGAATTATTTATTTCTTACATATATTCCGACACTTCTATTCTTTTCATTAGATTCATACTACTTAGCCCTCGAAAGAAGCTTTAGAAATTCATACAATGAGTTTATAGATAAATTACATGAAAGGAAAATTAAGCCGGCCGATTTGTATGTTATAGCTCCAAAAGGAAACTTCTTCAATGAGTTATGCAAATCAGTTATTTCGTTCTCAATTTGGCCTTTCTATAGTACTTTACTTGGTATGGCACTCTTTGCCAAATATTTACTTTAAGAACATTGCTACTACGCCTAACTTCGGCTTCTCACTGCGCTGCGAGATCGCTTCGCGACTCTTGCTTGGCCTTCGGCACATTTGCTTTGTCACTCGGCTTGCGAGACGCGGCTAAGGCCACTCAAGCCTCGTTCCAATTCTTCCGCGCGTTTAGCGCGCTCCAGAACCGCAAACGTCGAGAAGCCTATTTCGTTAGACGACAGTTTTTGAATCTTACTTTGAAATGAGAGTTTAAATACTAAATACAAAGAGTTCAAGTCCCATGATTTAGCTTCTCAATTAAGAGAGTGGGATCTTTTTGATTGACAAAACCGAGTGTAATTACATAGTAATTACTATGAGAGCGTCAGTTGTAAAAATAGGTAATTCTAAAGGTATTCGAATTCCCAAAGCGGTTTTAGAAGAATGCCACATTGAAGAAGAAGTAGATTTACTAATCGATAATAATAAACTAATCATCGTACCTCTAAAATCAAAACCGAGAGAAGGGTGGGAAAAACAATTTAAGACAATGTCTTCAAATAAAGATGATAAATTACTTATCCCCGATTCAATAGATTTATCGGACAAGGATTGGGAATGGTGATTTCTCAATACGAAGTATATTTGATAAATTTGGATCCAACAATCGGACACGAAATAAAAAAATCGAGACCTTGCGTAATAATCTCACCTAATGAAATGAATAAGACTATTGGTACAATTATTATTGCACCAATGACTACTAAATCTCGATCGTATCCAACAAGAGTTGAATTAACATTTCAAGGAAAAAAAGGCTGGGTTGTGTTAGATCAAATTCGAACCGTCGATAAAACTCGTTTGATAAAAAAATTAGGAAAAACTATCCGCGCGCAACACTGAAAAACGAAATGCGCGCTAACTCCTAAACTAAAGCCACTTTGCTATTATAGAACTCTTTTGGCAAACACGTACGGGATGGCGGATTGACCACGAGGATCAGTTGTTTTCCCTGTGCGTGGCGTCCCATTTCCGGAAGCGTCAGCAGTTGGGTCCAGAACGTTGACACTACTTTGTCCGACCTGTGATGTTCCTGAGCCGGAATAGTTATCCAAATGAATTAAATTTGCGGAGATACCGTCGCTCGCATGTCTATGACCTTGAAATCTATCCCTTCTTCTTAATCCACCGATCCAATTCGAATCTGAATCCATTACAGCAACGAAACTACGTCCTTGCATAGCAAAGTGCCGAACTTGATTTGTGATCGTCGTTCCAGGAGTTATATCAGGGAGTCGATGTTTGTAGAAACGAACTTTAACTCCGGAGAGCGAACCGCTTGAATTCGCGGCGGAACAAGTAAAACTGATTGTTCTACTTCCGGAAGAAAGAGCCGAGATCGAAAGAGTCGCATTTGCGGGAACTCCGCCAATCGCCTGTTGAAGTGTTCCAGTCAACCAATTCGTAAATGAGCCGTGAACAAGGTTATCCTCAACAAGGGCATCGATCATTTTTTGACATGCTGTCGTATTTGCGAATGTCACAGTTAGCACATTGCTCGAAATCGTATAACTGATCGCATCGAAGTCGATCACATTGGTTCCAAGAGGATCGTATCTAAATGGTTTACTCAGCCAATATGAAACAAGATCCGGCATTCCTCCCGCTCCACTCGCGTTGATCAATTGATCCGGGGAAGCTAAACAAAATGCAGGAAAATCCGCAGAAGCGGCTCGAATATCGTCCATCCAGAACATTTCGCCAACGAATTTTCTTTCCTGTTTGAAAGTCACATCGATAAAGTTTTTGAAGAAGAGATAAACTTGATTGATTCCTTTTACGAATTTCAACGGATTATTCACATCCGGATTGATTCCCGAGATTATATCAGAATGAAGATCAGTCACCAAACCAGTCTTCACACTCGTAGCTTGTTTCGCCTCAGTGACTTCCCCATCCTTAATGCGATTTCCTTTAAGTCCGCGCCAAACACGGAGATCGGTTCCGATTGTTACCACTCCGGAGCCGTTCGTAGTGATGGACCGAAGTGGGATATCACCTGCAACAAGGGAACCCTGCCGACAAATAAACTCGTAGGAATCGTCACGCCAAACGATTGGACCATCGGAAGGAAGGTTTGATGGACTGTCGTAAGGAGTCTCCTGAAACTTATGACGGACAACAAGAGTTACGGTCACGTTATTCGGTGTGAGAATGTTTGCGGTGGGGGGAACACAAACTCGCTTTCCATTTTCATCGTAAGCGATCAAAGTATCGGTCAGATCTACATGATTCGCTCCGGTTCCGACAACGATTGTTCCTCCGGAGTCGATACCCGCACCCCAAGCATCCATGTCGCGTTTAATGACTGCATTCGATTTCGATTCTTGTTCGTGAATCCAGTCTTCCGGAAAGACTCGTTTCCCGACTGTGGGAAACGTTATACCTGCAAGATTATCCATTTGTCACCTCGTCATAAGAAGGAAATGCGATTTGGATCGCTTCGATTTCAGAAAAGAGAACTGAAACGTTCGTTTTAGTGTTGTTCTCAATCTGGGAAATCAGATCCTTTTTGATTCGCTTACAAGTGCCGCTGAATAGTTCGTATTTTGCGGCCTTCACTTGTACGGAAGATGCAAGTTCCGAAATGTCATCGTCGGAATTTGATTTTGATTCACTTGCAAGGGCTTGAAGTTTTGATTTGATCGAACCTCTATCAGCCGGTAAAGTTTCGATCCAAAGATTCGCTTGTTCCCGTAACACCGGCCATGAAATCGGTTCATGTTTCGGATAACGCGTAAGGACGGTTTCAAGAGCCTCGTCGAATTTTAAATTGATTAGATTGATTTTTTGAGCTTTGTAGTTTGAGATCGTGAGGAAACCACATTGCAAAAGTTCTAATGTAGTTTTTGGAATCAGTTGATCGTTTTCGATTTTTTGATCCGGTGGAACGTTGAATAAACCTCGATCAGCTTTTTCAGAGAGAGAGAATTCTTTAAGAAAACCTCCTTCGAATTTGAATCCTTCCGGAGGAAAAATCGTTCCGCGATGAAGACGTTTTTGTCTTTCCTCAGATTTTCCACGGTTAAATAATTCAATCTCAAGATTGATTGAATCGACGCGATCAACAGGAAATTCTTCCTGAGAATCGATTGAGTAGACGAATATCTTTTCCATTTTGCTCCTCGGCGGAGCAATTAAGTATTGGCGCGTTATGCGCTCTATTTCTATCTAATAAATTGCGAACTCGCGAATCTTTTCGGATCTGCGAGATTGAAACTTTCCGGTCAGAGTTCCACCCATAACGAACGGATCAAACTCTCCTTGATCTTCCCAAAGTTCGGGAACATTTCCACCCACGTTTACCGCGTCCAATGCTTTACTCAAGCCCTTTCTATCAAACGAATCGGAAAGTTTCGGGAAGAGAAAACGATAACGATGTAAGATGTATTTTCGAGGGAGCATTTTACGATCCACTTCGAAACCCATTCTAAAACCAGATTTTCCTTCCTGAGAGGTATAGATTTTAACGTACGAGATTTGATCAACGGGAAGATCGGTCGCGTATTGAATCACTTGACGTTTCGTTGCAACGGTCGGAACTGAAAGTTTGAAAAGTTTTGCGAGAAGAAGTCGAGTTCGATACGAATCATCCGATTCACCGGGAAGTTTTTCGATTTTGTACCGCACTCCCCAAAGAACGAGTCCAGTCGTGTCAGACGTTTCCAGCCACATTTGACGATACAACCAACTTAAACGAGAAGCGCGGTCCGTGAGAATTTTTAAGAGCGAATTTAAAGCCTTATACCAAAACGATTCCGTTCCTTTCTTTCGGATTGAAGAACGCTGATTTTTCCAAACCGTCGAATCAAAATCGAATTGGACGAAATCAGACATACACCGTTCCTACGACTTGAAATCCAGGACCGGGACTTGCCAAAGCACCGGCAGCAACGTCAACATTTCCAAGAGGATTGAATTCAACATCAATACAATTTGGAAGAGCTTGATACAGGCTTTTTAGTTGAGCATCTACGAAATCTTGTCCTTCCGAAAGAGAAAGAAAGTATTCATCCTTGATCTGATCGAGAACAGATTGACTCGGGATGCGATCGGCAGAAGAAAATTTCACTGTTACAGTTTTGTTTATAACCGCTTCATTTATGTTTTCGGCGGAGAGATGAGCCACTCCGCCCGGATCATTTTCCTCAGAACTGAAATGATCCTGAACTTGAGTCAGTTGAGCGGATGTCAAAGAACCGACGGAACCTTGGAGGAGAATTTTCACTTCTCCATCTTTTCCAAGTGCTTTCGCACTTTTGAAAATTGCTCGTTTAACAAACGCAAAACTTTCCGCTTCGCTTATATACCAAGCCGGAGTCCATTTCGAGGAAACACCTTCGGCGGTTTGAAGCCGAGAACGAACGGATGTTCGTGTTTCGCGGTATTGACCCTGTTGAATTGGATCGACTTCAAGATTCGAGATATAATCGATTCCCTCCGGCGGACTTTCCAAAATCGAAATCGAACCCGGAACGACGTTTCCGGCGGGACCCTCTATAAGACACTGAACGCGAGCTTCTATCGTATATTTACCTTGTGCGTCAGCGGATATTCCGGCGGGAAGAGTAAGGGAATCTATAAGAAAGAAACGGATCTTTTGTTCTTCATTTCCGGAAGTAGAAACAACGAGGCTTTGAGGAATTTCACGATCGATGATCGGCTGAGTGGAAGAACCGATTCTTACTTTGATAATTGCGGGAAGAGCTGGTTTCCATTTCATCCCGCGGCGAATCAAATGTTCGTGAAGTGCGTCATCCTCCGCAGTGTGAGGATGGATCGCCTTCTGAATTGAAACGAGGTCGGTATCTATAAAGGAAAAGACAGCATTGGAAAGTGCGCGGATCAGCGTGAACGTTTTTGATGTCGGGCTGAATGAGTGGTTCTTAAAAACTCCGGAGGCTTTGATACTTTGGAGATGATCAGCAAGAACCTGATCCTTAGTTACGTTTAAATTCAAGGACCAACTCCCGGAAAAGATTCCACGAACTGAATTGTAAACTCACCGAAAGAAGGATCGATTTGGATACGGAGATCCGGATTCGAAGTAACCATTTGCCATTCTCCACAACGATTCGGGACGGTCGTTACCGCCTGCACTCTCAGATCGGGAATGGAATTTACAGAACGAACGCGAAGATCCGGATTTGCAGAAACGAGCATGATTCTTCCGTACAACTTGTGACCTTTATACGTGCAGTCGTTGGAAACTGAACTCTCCGAAAAGAGTAAAGTCGGAATCAAGAGTAGAATCAAAAACCATCCTTTCATCGTTTACCTCATTACAAAACTCTGAACCGTTTCTCCGGTTTTGAGTTTAAAACTTACAACAAGTCCATTCTCAGAATTTAGACCCACATCAATTGAATTGGTGTCAATCATCGGGTGCAAATTCAGAATTCTTTCTGCATCACGGATTCTGGCCGCTTGATCCATAAACTCTGTGGAGTTCATCGCGACACGCTGGCGGCTATAAATCTCAGGATAATCGAGATCATCCGCAACCGTCATTTCAAACATTTCCCGAACTTCGGAAAGAACGATCCGTACAGGAATCGAATCGATTTGAAGGTCGTCATTCGAAGGATCTAAAACAAGATCCCCGAAAGAGAGCGGATCATTTGCGAAATCGATCATTAGGTTCCACCTTTCGGTTTGCTCGTCACCGCAGGTCCGACTGGCGTATCCACATAATCGGTCAAGTGCGTAGAAAGTCCCACTGAATTCGGTGCTTCTGCGAACGCGGTAACTTCCATCTTCGCGTCCACTTTACCGCTCGTCTTAAAGTTTCCCGTTTGTTCCACGTCACCTATGATCTTGAGAGTTTTCCCATTCAAATCAAGCGAAAATCCTGTTGGAGTGATAGAAACCTTGATTAGATTATTGAAATTTACGAATACTTGATCTTTCGAAATATCGACCTCCACAGTATCCGCGATCTTCGTTTTCACCTCGTCGATTTTTTCGAAAGCAAAAGCTGTATATCGTTCCGCCTTGTTGTTTCGCGCAACGAGTAGACATTTTGAACCCTTTCGCGGAGTCACCGGATCAATCCATGTAACGTCGTTTCGAATAACTGATCCAACTTTGATCTTGAGAGTTTTTTTCACCTTGTCCACTGAATCCACTGTTCCGGATTCCGGCCAGAAGACAGGAAAGCCGAGTGTCCAAGCTTTTACGATCAACTCGATCAAAGAGGGCTTTGTCATGATTGTGGTCCTACATAATCGTTTCGAAACTTAGATTCATTCTTTGGCGGTTTCGAACCCGATTTTTTTGGTGGTTCAAAAAAGAAGCCGGGCCAAATCTCTTGACGGTATCCACTGATTCCGAAAGTTTTCGTGACTTTTTCTACGAAAGATTTCGCCGTGCGCGAAGGTGTTTCCGGATCTATCACATGAATCACTTGTGAGTGCGTTACCGAAGGGTAACCAAACGTAACGAATTTTCCGTTGAAACCGGAACCGCAGTGTTCCATATAAAGTTCTTTCGCTCTCTTTACCGAGTCCGTAGCGTTCAACCCATCGACTTCGAAGAACCTTTCAGATCCGTTTCCATACGATCCTTTATACGTAGTTCCGGTTTTCGGATCTTCGCCTCGGACCGTGATTTTTATGTCTTTCTTTTCTCGTGCGACGAGTTCATCTTGAATGATGTTGAACCCAACCCGAAACGTAGGGAAGTTTCCGGATGGATCGGGCGATCCGGAAGCGGATGCTGTTTGGGTTTTCTGAATCTTTTTGTTCTTCGTTTTTTCGAAGAGGTTTGGATGGACGAACGCTTTTTGAACAACCAATTTCCAATCGTGAAAAAAGACATCCACGCCATATTTTACTTTGAATAATGCCAGCGCGAAACGAGCTGATTTTCCAGCACATTCAATACTGATCGTTTTCTTTATATCTTCATCTCTCACCAAAACAGTGACATCGCCTTTAATCTGCGGATGAATGCAATCGTTTAAGAATGTTAAGATCGGGTCATTGTTATAATTGCGATCCATCGTTTTACGTTGGCAAAAGAAAAAAGGATCGACACATTTAATTTCCAACGGAACGTTTTCGCTCACTTCTAAAACGTAACCACAGAACTCGGGGAATAATCCGTATTGTTTGTATCCTGCCTTCCACTCAACCTTAGCAAACTTCTGAATTGAATCCTTTTTTAAATTCTTATATTTAGGAAGTTTAATATTCAGAACATCTGTCGGAATTTCCCTTGAGGATTCCAGAACGACTTCATTGACGATCGGGAATTTGATTCCTCCGATATTCAATTCTTGCTCTAACACAAGCATTATTTCATTCTCCTGTTTGCATTTACTAAATCCGATTTTGTGATCAGAGCGGGGATGAATAAAATCGAACCTATGTTTTCGTACGGTTGAAGGTTATCATTCGCCTCTCGAATCCTTCCCGAGAAATGTTCCGTTCCATAATAGAGAAGACTTAATGATTCGTAAGTGTCACCGTCAAGAATTGTATGATTTATATCTTCTGCCCTCGGAATGGGAATTTCTATTAGAACTCCAACGGGAAGAAGGTGGATATTTTCGAGATGCCGATTCGTATCAAAGATCAATCTCCAAATTTCCCACTTCCCGTAAAATTTTGCCGCAAGCCTTTGTAATGTGTCATTTGGTTTGAGAACGTAGAATAAACTCATAACGAAGACTCCACGATCGAGCTTTTAGCCTCTAAAGATGCTTGATCCAGATCTATGTCGTTGTCGCTTAGGAATACGAACGTAATCGGTTGGCTGTATTGGATGATCGCATTGGAAAGCTGAATCGATTTGCATACTACATTCTTTATTCCTAATGCGTTTAACAAAGAATGCGTAAGTCCGATTGGCTCCATGTTTTCCCAGATTCTTTTGATCTCTTTGATTTGCTGGATCATAGTTTTGATTAGAGGGTTCGAAGGTGCTGCGAGGAAACCCGCTCCATACACTGCGGCAAGGAGAGAAAATTCGATCGTGATCGTCCAATCGTCTTGACCAGTAAGTTCTTTCACAGTTCCGGAACCACCTGGAATTGGAGTAAGAACAATACGTTTTTCTTTCCGTATTGTAATCTTGGTTCCGGAGGGAAATTCAAAATCGGATAGAACACCTGGACTGATGACGAGACGATCCGTATCGCCTGTGATGATCTCCGGGGGAATGTAGCCAGCAGGTGCGAGGGGTGGAGTGATGCCGCCAATCACGCAGGAACCTCGTCATATCGATCCAGTTCGTCAAAAAGTGCATCGGCAAGAATTTCCCCGATTTGACGTTTGTTCTCTTTGCCTCCGCCAACAACAAGTTGTCCGATCAAACTTCCAATGCTGATCGTTGATCCTTTCTTTCCGGAAAACATACCACCGCCGTCTTCTTCGTTTGATTCTTCTTTCAGTCTACGAATGATTCCTTTTTCAGGTGTTAAAGCCTCGTTGAATCTTTGCATCACTGGCTTTAACCTTGGGGTTTCCGTTTCTATGCCAGCGGCGAATGTCGAAACTGTAGCTCTACCTGATCTTGTTAAAGTGGACAAGGGTCCTTCTTTTGCATCTGAATTTGGTAAGGGTTTACGAATTTTATTCGCCATATCTAATATTGCGTTATACGCTTTGTCAACGTTCGATCTCACACCAGTTGCAAAAGTCTCGACTAACGCAACTCCAGTATTTTTAATCGTTCCCCAGCCCGTTTCAAATCCTGATGTTACTTCCGTTAATACAGATCCAAGAGAGGCTTTTCTTTGCTTCATTCCTAAAGCGAAGGTATCCACAAATGCGGCCCCGCTTCCGGTCAAATTTGAAAGCGGCCCTTCGTCCGCGTTCGAGTGAGGGAGGAAACGAGCGATTACGCTCATTACGGAATTGACTGTCGTTTTCAAATCGCTAATCGAATCCATGATTCCTAATCCGAATGCGCTAAAAAGACTTGAGCCGGATTCTTTCATCCGGTTTCGGATGTTTCCAATTATATTACTCAGAGCGGACCAGATCAAACTTCCGATTCCTAAAAGTGGATTCACAAACGCTAATATTAGAGCTTCCTTAACTCCATAAGGAAGAGAATTGAAAGCGTCTAAGATTTGAGATATAAAACCGCTTACGAAATTTTTGAGCGTATCCCAATGCGCGATAATCAAGGCCGGAACCATAATCATCCAAGTTACCGGAAGTGTTAGAAGAGCAAGGCCATAGGCAAGACCTTTGAACCAAGAAGGAGAATCGTTCCACATTGATTTGATTTTTGCGCCTCCGGAAACGATTCCATCCCAGATCCCAAATAGGAAATCCTTGATCGTAGACCAATGTTCATAAATTAAAAGAGGAATTCCGATAAAGGGAAGAAACCAAGCAATCAAGAGCTTAACGAATCCGCCGAGTCCAGCCCAAGTTTCCGTAATCCAAGTCCAGGCGGAAACAGCCGCCGATTTGATTTCATCCCAATAGGTTATCAGTAGCGCGATTCCTGCGATCGCGGCTACGACTCCAATTACAATCCATCCGATCGGATTCGAAACAAGACCGAGATTCATAGCAACCATGAATGCAGTCCACGCGCCTTTCAAAATAAGAAATGCACCGGCTCCAAGCGTCGCAACCGTTGTCAGCATTAGAAAGGTTCCGACAAACTCCGCGATCTTCGGATGTTGTGCGAGAAAATCGTTTAATACGGAAATTCCATCGGCAAAAATCGAAACGACTTTCTTGAGACCGGAATCTTCCACACCTTTACCAAGAATCTTTTTGAAGTTTTCCCATCCTTCACTCGCGCGTTTCATTTGTGTTGGAAGAGATTCAAGGTTTGCCTGTTTCGCAATATCGAGAAAATGATAGTCTTGATTTTTACTAAGATCGACGATCGTTTTGATGTCTTTCCCAAGAGCCTCTGTCTTCGGAAGAAGAGTGTTTATAAATTGAACCGCTTCGTCAGTTCCGAACGCTTTTTTGATGACGTCGGATTCTTTTAGATCAAGTGAATCACCAAATTTCTTCTTAATCTCACCGAGTAAGTCAGCGGTGTTTTTGAGTTTACCGTCCGCTTGATACGCATTCAACCCGAGTTTTGAAAATCCTTCCCCGAGATTTGTTAAGAACGCGCGGAATGTAGTTCCCGCCGGACCGGCCTGCATCGAGTTGAGTAGTGTTCCGAGAACCGCGCTCTGTTCTTCGAGAGAAATCTTTAACGACGCGGCTTTGGAACCGATGCTTTCCATCGCTTGTTGTATGGAATTTCCGTCTGCGCGATAAACATTCGAAGCCCACGCGATATCATTCGCAAGATTCTTTCCGAACTGGATGTTATCCATATCGGAATACAGGTGTTTGAATTGGTGATACGCCATCCCGAAGAGTTTCGAAAGTTCTCCGAAATTTCCTTTCGTTGCGATCGTCGTATCAAGAATGCTCTGGGTGAATCCAACGAGTTCAGTTCCGTTCAAATCATTCACCGCGGATTTAATATCATAAACTCCGGAGAGGATAGAGTCCGTAGATTCTCCCAAGGCCGATGACATTGAATATGCTGATTTTGTTATATTATCAACTTCCTTCGAAGTAAGTCCGAGCGACTTGAGATTTCCCTCAAGTTTTGAAGTCTCCATTCGAGAATCGACAAGACTCATGGTGAGTGACCCAACGGCGAGTCCAATGCCGAGGAGAACCCCACCCATTTTCATTTTAGAGATCGCGCCCTCCATTTTGATCACTTCGTCATGATTTTCACCAAGTTTCTTTTTCATGGCGTCCCACTTGTCGTTGATCTCATCGAGTTTACTGGAAGCGTAGTCGCGTAGAGTAATCACTACGCCGAGTTCAAAAATTGAGCTGTCCATGATTTACTCTACCTCCTTTCTTAATCTCCGCTAAACGCCTTTACGATGGCGCGAACCATCGTGTTGACTTCAATTTCCCGAATGTATTCCAGTTCTGCGGCGAGCTGGATTTCGTATTCCTCCCGTTCGTCTCCGTCTTTCGGATATTCGATCTTCCTACCAGGGAAATAATACATAAGAAGAACTTCAAATGCACCATTCCCTTTTCGAATTTCTCGGAGACGATCGTTTAGAGCTTTTTTACGGTAACTTCTTTAGTGGTCGCAGTCAGCTCGATCAGTTTATTGCTGAGAGGAATGAAAATTCCTGGAGAGTCCTGCGCCCATCCGTTTACTACTTCGAAACTCGGATACAAACAGCACTGACCTGTCAGACGTTGTGCGACATCCGTGGCCTTTTCTTTCCTCGCTCTTTCGAGCGAATCGTCTACTTGAGTTTTGTTCGGAACGCGACAGATAATTTTGCGATCTTCACCCGCATCGAGTAAATGAATCCCACCCTTATCGGCGAAATGTGCCTTCATCTTCTCGATTGCACTCTTGTTTTTAGAAAGGAAATCGTCGTCGATTGAGTTGTAAGGTTGGGGCAAAGATTCGAATGCTTCTTTGAGTTCTGGGATGCTGGACATTAAAGGGTTCATATTGTATTCCTTATATTCAAAATTTCAAAAGCGTTTAAGTAGTGTTCTCTATTAAGTTAGGCGAACGTGATAACAGGAATCGAAAGGAGCGCCAGTTCCAAGGGAACCGCGATCGCACCCGAGTTTCCGCTCTTGATGTCCGCGTTGTATTTTGTGATCTTCACCGCCGGAGCGATGTATTTGAAATCGGGTCTTCCTTCCGCTTTCAAAATCGCTGTAAGCGGAGCGGGCGGTAGTTTTTCGATCAGCCCGCCGTAGGGAGCCGCGAGTAAAACCAGACGGTCAAGCTCTTCGAAATAAATCTCCGCGCTGATCGTTCTTTTGTAGTTTTTTGTGGTATATCCGACAACTTCGCCGGATTTTCCGTACGTCAGTTCTATCTCGCAAGCGTGATCGAATTTAAACCCGGAAAAGTTCACCATGTCGTAACCGAAAAGTTTCAGTTCGAGATTTGTGAAGCTATAGTTTTCCTTAACGACTTCTAATGCCATTTTCTATTCTCCTATTTCGGTGTTGCGAACGACGTTTCCCATTCGATCGCTTGGGTTCTGTTGCTTACGAACATTCTGCATTTTGCTTTGAGAATGCGATTGGTGTTGAAGGTTTTATTCGGATCGAGAATGATCTCGTGTCCGGAAATCTCCTTTCTTCCGGGGGCTTCCATCTCTGCGGCGATCTTGGAATCGATGTAAGTTTTCAGGTAGTCGAGACCGCCGGAACCGGAATCCACTTCCGTATCCATGTTTAGGAATTGGAGTGATTCGCGGTAAAGAATACGGTGCATCTTGTCCGCGCGTCTTCGTTCTGGAAGTTCTTTGAAGTCGGAAGAGCTGACCGCTTTGATCTTGTCGCGTGCGACGAAGATTCCTTCGTAGTCATCGTATTCTTTTAGCACCATCAATCCAATATCGTGAAGGAGATCCATGTAGTCGCGGTATCCTTCGTTCCAGTAACGAATTTCGGAGAAGGTCAATGACCTCATGTCTTTCACATAACCGATGGAAACGTTTACGGGAGCGGCGGCGATTTTTGCGGTTGCCATCGTAGCGAAGTTTCTCCATTCACCGATCGTATTTCCAGCGGCCTTTACTGCGGAAAATCCACCAGCGGCATTGACTCCACCGGGAATGTAACGAGCTTCTCCGACTGCGATCATCACTCTTCCTTTCGGAGAAGCGAACGGATCGAACTCGTCTTGGATGTATTGGAAATACTGCGGAACAGATTCCGAATCATTTTTTCCGCGCGCTTCCAGAATGATAAAGGAAGGAAGATGATGTTCTGTTTCCATCTCTTCGAGAATCGCGTTACACGACATTGCAAAAGCTCGCGTTGCGGGTCCGAGAACGTGAATCCAGTAGGATCGGTATTCTCTTTTCAGGGTTTCGATTGCGGTAAGTTTGGACGCCATTGATGCACTTGGACCGGAGATCGTAAAGGTGTAAGTGTCGCCGATCTTAAACGTATTTGCTGGAGTGGAAGCGTTTAAGAACGTCGCGGTAACTCCGACATCAAGTGAAATCGGAGAACCGGAAGCGGGTGTGATGAGCGGGGAAGAAAAGTTCTCACCGCCGTCCACGGATTTTCGGTATTCCGCAACGCCGGACGCTCCGTCTTTCGTAATTTTTAGAACAACAGTTCTGCTTCCGGTTGGAGTTCCGGCGACAGTCGGCAATGCGGCTTCTCCGGTTCCGGTCTTTGTAGGAGTTCCTACAGATCCCACAACATCGTTTACAGGGCGAACGCAAAGAACCGGAACCGGTTTTTGACCTTTTGATTCGTCGAACTCTTCAAAGAATTGTTCGAGTGATTTTACAAGTTCGCCACGACCGAAAACGTCTCTCGCTTGTGGCGCGTTATTGATTACATAAATCCGATTTGCATCTCCGGTTTCTGCGGTTCCGACTTTGGAACCGACGCGGTCCGGCTTTACATCGTTGAAGTTGATTCCACCGTCTTGATGATACGTGGAAACGTCGCCTGTTGCCATTCTTTCGCTCCTTATTTGGAGCGATTAAGTAATTTCGCGCAATCTGCGCTCTTTATTTCTTTTCGTCTGCGGAAACAGTTTCCTTTGGAGTTCGCGCTTTGGCAAGTCCTTCGTCGGAAAGTTTGAGTCCTTTTGTAGGACTAAGAACTTGTTTCGGATCTGCGTCACTTGTTTTTTCAAGAGGTGATCCATCTGGTTTCACGCCTGCAAATTCTTGATACGTCGCGGTAAGAAAATCTTCTGTGAGATCACTTTCCGGATCGAGTCGTAAATGTTCCTTGAATCCGACGGCGAGAGCCGTTCTGATTTTGTGTTTTTCGATAAACTCGTCTGCTTTCATAATTCCTCCGAACTGACAATTTCTGTTGGCTCCTCGATTTCAAAAGTTCCCGAAGCCAACGTAGGAACTCGCTCCAATTCAAAAATTCCGTCTTTAAAAATGACCTCTACGTAAATTTTGTATAGACTCAATTTCTCCGCCGGATCGGTTACAAGAGCAACTTTTCCGGGTCGGATTTCTACCGTCGCTCCTTGCGGTGTTGCGTAACGCTCATTTTTTGCGATATAGATCAGGGCTTGATCTACAATTCCGGAATCGAGCGAACTTCCCATAAAATCTCCTTTTGAAAGAAGATCTTGTTTGATGTTGTCTAACCAGAAATTCAAAACGTATTTGTATTCCTGTTTGTAATGCTCCTTCAGGTATTGAAGATTTTTTACTCCGTCGATCATCGTAGGTTCGAGTCGCTCGGTTCTTCGTCCGTTTCGTTCCGGTTGATTTGGAGAATGTTCGACGACGCAAAACGGAATCAATTCCTGAAACTTATCATCCGGCGGATGAACTTCAAAAATCCGATCGCTCGGAATGAGTTGACGCGGTTCCGTTTCGGGTGGTTCCGGGCTCGTTTGAATCGACCGAATCAAATTCTTTAGGTATTTGATATGTCGGAATTTCATTGCTTCATAAACTCCCGCATTCCGTTTTTGTAATTTTCCTTGAACTGTTCGTAGCCTTCTTCGATTGAAGGTCCGACAACAGAACGTCTGGAAATTCCTCCCGCCTCATATCCAAGCTCTTGTGCCCTCGCGTATTTCGCATTCGTTCCGACGACCGCTTCGTATTTTCCAAGAGTTGCGACTTCGAAACTTCTCCATAAATCTTCCGATTTGCTTTTATCTCCTTCGATCAAAAATCTTGGATCGAGTCCTTTCTTGGCTTTTCTCGCGATCGTTTCCGGATGTAACGCCTCATATTGAGAAACGTATTTCTGATCTCGATATCCTTTCGTAATAAGAGCCTGTAAAAGATATGCGTTATTGATATTCTCTTTCCCGATACAGGATTGTAGTTTGTCATTTGCATTTTTAAATAAACCCTTCAAGTTATCGGTATACGAAATTCCGCTCACTTCAAAATCACCTGATTTCCTTTCTCCGGAAACTTGAGTCCGATCACAACAACGGAGAAATTCCCGGATTGTTTCACCGGTAAAAATTTTTCAATTCGCCACGCTTTGCTTACAACTTCTTCCGAAATGGGAGTATCCAGTGGAGTCAATCCCTTATACAATCTGCATTTTTGATCCAGTAGATTTGCGATTGATTCAAGCTCGTCATAGATGATTTCCGCTACCGCATCGTAATCTTGCCGCTCTCCACCTGGACCTTTGGTTTCTTTTTGCGAATCGTATTCGAAATAACCCCGAACACTTTTCAATTTTGTCCAGATAGGTTCTCGGAATGAATTCAGCTCGTCCTCTCCGGCAACTGGTAGAGTCGATTTTAAGATCGTAAAATCGGCATTTGTGTGTTTTAGATACGAACGCCTTAGCATTCCTTCTACACTCATGCGAACACCGATCCCGGTTCAGGCGGTCTTCCGAATAGAGTTACATACGCACGATTTCGAAATGAAGCCGCTTTATCGCCACGTTCTTCGGAGGAAAGTTTTTGAATTTTTCTACGTTCTCCATTCTGGCCGCCTACCTGGAATTCCACCGGGTCAATGACGTCTAAAAGTTCATGCTCCTCGATGATTTCCGCTTTTACCAAAAGGACTTCCGCTCTCCGAAGTTCCCTCGGGAATGGAGCGTTCGGAACGGTATATCCCCAACTTTGAATCAGTTTCAACGCGTTATCCGCCACCGATTCCAAAAACTCTTCAAACTCTGTTTTGCCAGTCGTAAGCTGAGTGGAATCGTTCATATCCAAGTCGGAGGGTTTTACTCCGACGAGGGCTTTAAGATCGGCTAACGCGTTGATCATTTCCTTGGTTCTCCTTAAGGTCCGGTTTTTAGAGTTTTGATGTGACTTGCGGCCTGGAAAAGTTTCACGAACCCAAACCAAAGGCTGATCGTAGATCGTTCGAACTGCTTGTTGATAATCTTGTCGGATTCGATGATCGAACTTTTCGCTTCCTCATAATAGGTAAGGCAAGTCGATTTTTCATAAGCGATCGCTGTATCTGCACCTGCGTTCGGATGTAATCTCCAATTCAAACCGAAGAAGTTTTGAAATTCCCCACTTGCTACAAACTTCTCGGAAAGATTCAATGTTTGCAATTGAGGAAAATTATCCTGATCGGTAAGAATCTTATACATGAATTCTGGCGTCAGGACTAAAAAATCGAATTCGTGGCCTTCCGGTGCTTTTGCAAAGATAAGATCGATCAGATCTGCATACTTCCAGACCAATTCTTTTGTCTTGGAGTCTGGAGATTTGGAATCTGCATCGTTACCATTTTTCAAAACGGAAAGTCCTTCGTTGACTTGTTGTCTTCCGAACCTAAATCCAACTCTTTGAAAAAAAATCGAAACGAGATCGATTTGCATTCTACGAACTGCTTCATAGGAGAATAGAATTTCTCTTCCTACTTTTTGCATCGATACGGATTTACCTTTGGTTTTGATCGTCGCTGTTGGAAGTGAGCCGCCTTCCGTAATTTTAGCAAGGCTCGCGTCCTCCTTTGCAAAGTCCATTCCGATGATCTCGATCGCTTTGGAAGGAATCTTCTGACTTGTGGCTCGCAAGTCATCGAGTCGCAATGTTCGCTTACCTTGATTCATTCCCAGATAAATGTTTCGATCGATCCAGGCAGGGAAAAGGACCGGAGAATTCGAAGTCTTAAAAAAGTCTTCGACCAAAGTTGCAGAACTGAAAGGATTGATGTCGTGAGCAAGAAGTTGACGATCCAACGCGGACAATTTCGCCAAATCACCTTTAAACTCTAAACCTTCCTTTTCTTCCAACTTCTCTAAATATTCTCCGAAAGAAAGATTCTGTTCTTTGGCATCATCATACATACCACTTTCAAGCTTGAAAGGTTTTAGATCTTTTGAAGAAAACTCCAAGTTTTGACCTGTGGTAAGTATTGGAGGTATCGCCATAGATATACCTTCCAACGCGATTGAGAAATCGAGTTGAAGTAAGTTTTGTGCTTCGGAAAATAACTCCGTCCCCATAAAGAAGACGAAGAGTCCGATTAGAAAAATGAATATGTGTTTTAGTTTCATCCCTTTATCCTTTTAGAAATTTTACGATCTTATTCGTCGTATCGACGCTCAATACGAGGTAGGATTTTCCAGAGGCATCCTTTTTTACCTTACCGTCTGCGTCGGCGACGAGCGTGTCTTGGCCGAAAGATGGAGCCGTTCCCGAATACGGACAGTTAAAAACCCCGTCGAGTCTTACGAGACAAACAGCTCCCTCGACAGACTCTAATGTTCCATCGAACTTACTTCCATTTGCGGTTTTAGAAACGGTCATTTCTCCCGTAATCGAAACAACCTTTCCTACATCTGCTTCGGTGATGTCCGAATAATTGAAAGATGCTAAATGCGGCTCTTTTATACCGTCGGCTTTAACTACAATTTCGTCCTCGTTAGCCATGTTTAACCTACCTTGATTTTGAATTTCTTTTCTGGCTTTTCTTCGATGCTTAAGCCCTTCCCGGAAGCTCTTGTCTTCCCTCCCGATTCATCTTCTCTTTCAGGGAAGATTTCTTCGAGTTTCGCTCCATACTGTTCAGCGAATGCCTTGGCCTGTTCGAGGTCTGCGTTTTCGATCATGGATACGATCGCAGAATTTTCTTTGCCTTTAGCAAAAACGCCATATAGCCGAAGAGCTTCGTTTCGTATAGCCTCAAGAAATTTCTTAGGCTCTTCCAAAAGCTTCTTTAGTTTTGCAACGTTCGTTTTGTGATCGAACCCTGCGGCGAATTTGTCGAGATCGGAGAGTCCCGCGTAATACCCGAGTGAAGTTTCCAACTGCGAAATTTTTGAACCCGCTTCTTTAAAAACGGCTTCTAAATTTGCGCTTGTCAGATCAATTTCATCGCCCTGTTTTTCCAGACCGAAAGGCTCTAACGCGACACCCAAGGACTCGAAAACTTTAAGTTTGATTTTCATGTTTTCCTCCTTTGGGTTTTCCTCCCCCGGCATGGACGAGGATTCTTCAAAATGATTCGATTGTATTGAGAATCGTTTTGCTTTGGGATCGGCTCCCGCATAAACGATGGATGTTTCGGGAACGGCTAAGATTTTTGTAATAATGAATCGTACGATTTGTCCGTCGATTTCGCGTCCAAGATTGGAATAGAAATAATCCAAATCCGGATGAGATTTTTCGTAAGTGAAGCGAATACCTACAGAAGTAGAATCAAGTATCGGCGGTTCGGTTTCTAAACGACCGATGATCGAAGATCCGAATTCCCGAAAGATGCGATATGTTGCATCGATCCCTTCGTTTCCTTTTTCTGAGTTCCAAGTAGGATTAAGAACGACGCCGATGGAATTTTCAACATTCGTAACGTGGTCTTTGAATATCTTTGTTTCGAAAAGTTTGATTGCGTCTTTTAAGATATTGTCTTTTGTGAAATCTATCCAATACCCTTCGATAAGGGTTTTAGACAACATCCGAAATTTGAATTCCGCATACGGCAAATCCTCGGATGAGGAATCGCCTCCATTTCCTAATCCTAATCTTGTGCCAGAAGATAATACAAGTCCAGACGCGCGAAATATGACTTGGCCTTGCCCAGAGTTATGAAGTCGCACACCACTTGACAACTCTGCCCAACCGTTCGAATCGTATTGTAATTTTTCCTTTGCCATTGCTTCCATTCAAGGAAGCGATTAAGTATCTTTATGGCGGGTATCCCGCTCTTTTTATTTGTAGTATAACTCTTTCGCGATTTCACGCACATATTCAGGAAGATTTTCCAAGGGATATTTTCCCGAAGAAATTTCCGAAGGAAAGAATCTCCACGAACTTTCAGACAAATCCATTCCACCAAAAAGGTGAGATAGGATAGAAAACTTTCGAACGAGATTCGCATCGCAATCTTCGAATTTTCCATTCAACTCGTCGAGAATCTGGATAAGCATTTCTTGTTCTTCAACGCTTCCATTTTCTACGAATTCGATCAGTTTCAAAATTCTTTCGTAAGTCATGCAACCTTCAAAAATGAATCCGTAAACCTTTCCGACTCAAGTTGGAAGAGATTTTCAATTTCAAACGTTTCCGCATTTACCGGAACAAAAAATTTTACTCCATCTTTTTGATCCTGAACAAAACCAAATTTGTAAGTTTTCGATTTCGTCTTTTTATCTTCCGTCGAATACGTATATAGTGTATTAAAATTCTTCAAAACATCAAGACCCTTAGATGCGTATGTGGCCTCTGTTTTTCCGAACAACGCGAAACTTCCTTCCGACAGCCGTTTTTTCCAGCCTGCTTTTAATTTTTCCGAATCCCAAACCGCGTTTCCTTGAACCGATGCAATCTTGTTCACAAGTTCGTCTGCCTCAAGTCCACTCAGACTTTTTTTCCGCTCATCGATTCGATTTCGATCTCTCTTCAAAATCTTATTTGGACTTTCGATATTCCCGTTCACAGGAGTTTTTCCGCTTCCGGTGATCCGGTTAATAACCGATTTCACAAACATCACGATTGTCGTTCGACACCGAAAGTGAAACGGAGGACACTTTACCGCGAGTGCCTTTAAGATTTCCGAGGATTTCATCGAAGGAAAATCCCGTATCTCTTTTGCCGTTGGAGGACGATATTTGTTCCAGAAATTTTCATCCGTTGGAGTCGAAATAAATTCCTCAACGAAGTCATTCATCTCCGAAACCGAAAACTTTCTCCCGTTCAACTCTCTACAAATCGGAGAAGTCTTCGCATCCATAATTGCGACAATTTCCACTTCCGCAATTCCGAGAGAGTGCATCCGCTGAATTCTGGAAAAATTCTGCGAAGTATATACCTTGTTTCGGAAAATATCCTCAATTCTTCCGCTGATCTCTTTGTTTGTAAGATCCACACCGAGACGTTCTTTCAGAGCCTTGATCGCTTCTGCTTTTGTCTTGCTTCCATCCAAAACGGATCGAATTGATTCTTCGAAAACATCACGTTGAGAATTGAATAATTTCCCGTAGTCTGCGTTATTCAGCCTTCCGAAAAAATCAAGTGCGTCCTGATTGATTCTTGGCGCGATGTCTTTTACGCCAACCTCATACGCTTGCCCGATCTCCCACGCTTCCCGAGTAAATTCTTCAACCTCTTTCCGAGTAAGTTCCGGAAACTTGGTTCCTAACTCGCGAATCAAATAATCTGTGATGACTCTTACAGCGTCTTCCGATTCAAGATCGAATTTGAATCCACTCAGGACATTCTGGACTTTTTCTCCATAAGAATGGAAAATCTTTCGGAGTCCTCGCTGAACAATTTCTTCTAACTGCTTTTCTTCCTCCTCATTCCACTTTCCTAATGTTTGCGTCCGCGTTGTATCGGAACAACATTGGTCCGAGTGGTGTTTTTTTTTTGGAACTTTTCTTCAAGTTCCTCATCATTCTCTTCGGATTGTGATAAATCGGGTTCTAAACCCCAATCCGATTCCCTTTCATTGCGTTTAAATCGGTGTTCATAGGTGTTCACAAGGATTTTCCCCTCCTGAGATAGGGGGTCGATTCCAAAAGCCCTTAAAATGGCACCTAACGCGTTTTTAGAAAAGCGCGTTCCCGTCGCCTTTTCGTAACCGTGTTGTTTCGCCAGTTCATCGAGATCGAATACTCCTTCACGGTAGAGTGTGATCAATCGATCCGTATGGAGTTTGTCCGCCTCCTCATTTGTTTTACGCGCAAGCGCATCCTCTTCAGGGTTGAGAGATACTCCCTTTTGCCAGGATGCTTTGAGCCTTGTGAATCGGTATCCCTTCAATCGAAGATGTAGAGTAAGTGTTTTTTCCAAAAATCGTTTCGTTGGATGTCGAATATTTTCGCCCTTCATCAAAAACAACTTTGAGGTAATTTTTGCGTATGTTTCCGTTACTGCGGTAGGACGTCCGAGCATGAACATATCGATGTCCATTCCTGAGCAAAGCTGTTGCTCGATAATTTCCATTACGTCTTTCATTCCGGAAGATTTCTCGGAGGTGATGGAATGGTGATCGATTTTTGTTCCGTCGGAACCAACCAGTAAACCGGACTCGATCGATTTCTCGATTTTTTTCGCGGACTTTTTTAAATGCTCTTCTTGTAAATTTGAAATGTTCTTCAAATCTGTTCCCGGTTCGGGCTTGAACTTAGATAGTATCACGGAAAGAAATCCAAGGAGTCCCCATTTGCGAGTCGATTTTTCTAAGTTCTCCATTCCACGGCCTTGAGAAAACATAGAACGAATCGCGGCTATTGCAGGAGGGATGCCGTACGGATTGTCTTCTTCAGTTTCAAGAGCTTCATAGGTATAGATCTCTTCGTTTAATCTCAAAGATGACCCGTTTCCTAATAATTGATGTGGAACGAATCTATATCGAACCAATCCGTTCTTTCCTTCGATCTTTTCTTTTCTGAACCTGATTTTGGAAACGGGAATGAGCTGTGCGGTTTCGATTGAATCCATTTCCATCGATGGAACTGCCTCAGCCGACAATACTCCCATGATCGCGGTTTGACGAATCAATTTGTTTGTGATTCCGGGATGCGTATCGAACCAATTATCTATTTCAAGAAGTGCAGAATCTACCACACCTTGACTTGCACCTTCCAATTCCCATTTGAATCCCGTATTCATAAGGAAGATGGTTCTTTTCAAATTCTGATTGAAGTCAGGATTTATCAGTGCCAACTTAGAAAGACTCGGAATCATTTCCAAAGGATAGTCCGGATTTACTTCGGCCATGAAGTCTACGATTTCCGATTTCATATCAGAGAATGATTTTGGACTATCCGGAGAAACGGCAAAACTCGTTCCCTTACTTCGAAATAGATCTACAAAAGAATCAAATTGCTTAGTAATTCGTTCCGAAAATTTCATGGTGCCCCCAATTCAAACGCGAGGCGTAGAGAATTCAGTGCCATTCCGAAGTGATTCGCTACTTTCTTCTTAAACGAATATTTTGGTTTTCCGTTTTCATCTTCTCCGCGTTCTTTAATTAGCATTTTCAAGTGTAACTCCAATTCTTCCACAAGCTCAAGATCATATCCGGAAAGGCGGGCTTTATCTGGAAAAATAAAGAGTCCGTTTTTAATTGCGTCTACGGTGTCTTGTAGCGATTCATCTCGATTGACATTCACCACTTGAATACCTTCCGATTCATCCTCCGAAACCAAAGACTCGTCTTTAGTTGAAAATCGTTTTGAAAAATACTGAATCCGAATGTAATCGCTGTATCTTCTTGCCGTTCTCACAGACCAATTTTTATTCGGCATCGCATCGAGAATTCCGGAATATACTTTAAACTTCTCGATCGCTCGATTGATTTCCGATTCATTGAGAACTGAAAATTTAGCCGGATAAATTTTGATTCGGTTATCCGACGTGTGTTCCCCGAAAAGCATGTGGACCGTATCGCCTTGATCGGCGCCCATGTAAGTGAACGATTCCACTCCTTCAGGAATTCCGTGGTCGCCTCGCATCGAATCAAGTAAACTTTGAGTTACTGGTTTTTCGTCATCCGTAGAATACGGCCACCCCACTACAGAAATAAAATAGTTCTTCTTCTTGATGGAAGTAGTCGCTTCTTTCCAACGGTTAAAATGTTGTTCCGGTGTTTTGATCGTATTGAAAAATTGAGCGACCTGAACTCCGGTATTTTGATGTTTCTGGAATTTTGGCACATAGATTCCTTTTTGGGGATTCAATGCAGATCCACACCGAATACAAGCGTAAATGACCTTCGCATTTTTTCCGGTTTTAACTCCAAAAATAGAACCCGGTTCGTCGATGAAACGTTGAACGAGATTGTTCCATTCGTTACATGCTTCACATTTTATGAGAAACATTTCTTGATTCGAATTCTTATATTCAGCGTGAATTCCAAAATCTTCCACAGAGGGCTGTGAAATGATACGACTTAAAGCAAGATGGGAGTGATCTAATCGGTCATTTGCAAACTCGGCGTGTTCTTGATTTTGTTCGTCAAACTCATCCATCCAGTTTGCATCAGAATCGTAAGTCTTGACTTGCTTTAAGGTTTCCGTAGCTCGAAAGGCAAGGGTTGATTCGAGATATTTCAACAGTTGAACGTTTTTGATCGAGTTCGTTTGCTCAACAATCTTCCTAATATGGGGAGAGATATTGATCATATCGTAAGCTCTGTCTTGAACAAAGATTTTCATATTTCCGGAATCGGGAAAAAACCATCCGCCTTTCATTGGAGATCTTTCCATGCGCCAGAATGATTCCGCGAGTAGAAGAGTTGATAATGCGACCTGACCTCCCTTTATTCCAATGAATCTCTTAACCTTTTCGAGTTTGCGCGCGATTTGTTCAAGATACGCGTGCCCGCTGAACGAATAGCGATGAACTCCAACAGAACTTCGAACATATACTTTTGAGAGCAGGAAATCGATAAAAGATGTATTTGAAAAGGATCGCTCTCCCTTATCAATGATCTGTTGTATGAATTCCTTTTGTTTCGCTGAACTCATACTTTCGTATCCGTTAGAGCTTTCGGCTCTTCAATGATTGTTCCCTCAACTTCTTTCGCATCCGTCCACTCTGAATGCCATTTCAATAGATTCTTTTGGTGAATTCCCCATTCGTCATTGATTGCTTTCTTAGTCTTTGGACCTTTCATAAAAAGATCGAGAAGCGTATCCGCCGCACGAATTAAATCGATGGAGCTGGAATCCTCGTTTTCAAATTCAAGGAGATCTTTTTTAAGCGATCTCCATAAATGACCAAGATTAACCGGGTCTTTTGCATTACCGATCATCTCACCCGCTTCGGTAATAAATGCTTTTCGAACCGCGTTTAACATCATAGCGGTGTCGGTTTTCATCTTCGAACGAATGTCCGCAGTCTTCTCTTGGATCTGTAATTTTGTTATACGATTAACTTCGTCGCGATAATCGGACCACGTTTTACCTGTAGAGTCTTTCGTCTCGGACCACTTACGTATCGTGTTCGCGGAAATTTTCGGGAATTCCGGCTTTAGTAGTCCTTCTATTTGTTCCGCGTTTTTTCCAACAAGAAAATGAGTATAGGCGCGGTGTTTTACATTTTCCGAATAAGCCATCTTATCCCTTTTCGATCTCCATATAAAAGGTCGTTGGAACTCCCATTTTGAAAAGTTCGTCGAGATCGTATTGAATAAGGTGTCCGTATGGATCGATATACCGAGGACCAACTCCGTACGGATCGGAGGCTTTTAGAAATTTCTTACCGTCACTCGTTTCAACAATTCCGATTCCCCGAATAATATGCCCCTTGTGAGTAAGATACGTTCCGAGTCCGCATGGGAAAGAACCGGTTTCGAAATACTTACACAGTTCTTCCTTGTTTCCTTTTTTCTTCCGAATCCGATACGGAAGACCGCTGGACTTCATAAGCTCGTTAAAGTGTTCCGCGTGATCCGCCGAATCGTAAACGTTTCGTTTGTTTTTCTTGATCCAATTTTCAAGAAGAGCGTAGTAATTATACGTCGTAAGGCTTGTAAAATCAGAATTGTTTTCCCGCATTCCGACAAATACGATCATGTCCTGAAAAACGTTTCCCATACACTGTTGATAATCTTGTAATCCAAAAAGCGGAGTAACCTGATCTCCGCGTTGTGGATTCCAAGGTGCGATCGGATTAGACAAATGCGAAATCACGTTATTTACTCCTCAATCAAACAAACAGGTTTGGTCAGTTCACACTTTCGGCGAATATGAAAAACTCCAGGAATCCAACTCGATTCGAGAATTTCGATTCGATCGTCGGAACAGTTTCTTTCCCACTCTGTCCACCGACGAACGCACTGTTCGTGTTCCAAACACCGAGAGAGATCTTTGGCGTGAATACGGTAGGCGTTGTATCTGCTCGACGTCACATACCAATTCCCTTCGATTTGTTTCGCGACGGGTCGACTGGCTTCGGGAGGTTTCGCGAGAGTAAAATTCGTGGAACGGAAACTTCCGCGACACGCTTCGTTTCGCTCTTCACGGACACGGTTTGCTTGGCTCTGGCACGCAGTCAGAGTCATAAGCACGGGAAGGAGACAACTCCACATCTTGAACTTCATCATAACCTCCTTTGTTGATAAACTGCGAGGCGCAGGTAACGCCTCTCACCGTGAGTATCGTCACGACGAATATTAGAAAGAGAATTGCGTAAATCTTGTCTCGCAAAGACATCGAATTGAACCAGAGTAAAAACGCGCTCATAGTTGCGAACTCCCTACAGATTCTTTTTGTCCGGTTTTTCCCTGAATGTTTTCAACCAGATCACTGAGAGCTTTTGTTTTCGAATTGAGATTCTCGCTGATTCTCTTTCCAAGATAGAGCGATCCGGCGGCTCCGTAGAAAACGATCAACCACTGAATCAAGTCCATGTGAAGCGGGCGTAGTGAATCCGGCGAGACTATGGAAAGAATCGATAAGGAAATCAAATACCCGATTGTGAGAAAAAATACGATCCAAGTTCGGAGTGTGGTGTCAGACGGCTTACCGGTCCGATCATCGTGGAATAAGAATTTCATTCTGACCTCCTTCCTTTCGTGGAAGTGAGTTTGATCAGATCCTTCACATCGGCTTTGATTTCCGAAAGATCTTTGGCGATCGCGGTCATTTCCGTTTCGATTTTCACGATTCGAATTTCATGATCCTTATACATCGTGTTGTATTGAATGATTCCACTGACAACGAAACCCAAGATTACAAGAACGTCCTTGATTCCGAGTTTGATTTGATTCACTTTTGGACTCTCCATTCTCCCCCGCAAAAAAAATCCCGCACTAAGGCGGGCGAGTTATTACTTAATCGCTTCCGATTGTGTGGAAAGAATAGCATGATGCGGAACCATTTGGAAGGTTCTTAGAAACGCTTCTGGAACGTTCTGGCCTATGTTTTTTTGTAAGAGGCTATCTTTAGAAAAGAAAGGAAAAGTTAGAGTTAGAAGATTTGCTTTGTAGTTTTCAGAGTTTGAGATACGCGATCAAGATCGGAGATCAAGAATCTTCGTGTTCGCGGTCCCCATTCGATGAACGGGATTTCGTGATCAACCACGTGTCGGTTAAATGAGCGAATAGGAAGATTCAAATACTTTGCCGCTTCTCTTGAAGTTAAAGACTTACGTTTATCGATTGGAACAAGGATTTCTTGTGTTTCTACAAGATCTTTTCCGTTTTCCGATAATGATGGCTGAACTAATTGGAGGAGCGAACCGTTTCGAGTATGGCCTTGTATAGAACCCATGCCTTTCGGTAAGAAAGGCATATTAGGGATTTGTCAAGTATTTTTTATTTGCAGTTATTTGTCATTACTTCATAGGCTTCATTAGAACCAAGTTCACCCGCTAAACTTAAGTCCTTACATGCGAGATTCATATTTTTTAAAGCGAATTGATTTAATCCGCGAAGATGATAAGCTTCCGCACTTTTTGGACTAAATTTTAAAACGATATTCAAATCTTGAATCGAACCCCTAAAATCACTGCAAGCCAATCGTATAGATGCCCGAGCTAAATAAGCAACGGAGCTTTTGGGGTCTAATTCTACGGCTTTATTACAATATTTAATTCCATTCGAAGGATTTGGATCGTTCATATATGTATAACATAGGCCGGAATTAAAATCAGAATTATTTGGCTCTAAATCAACAGCATTTCGATAATAGTCCATCGCGTATCCATAAGGCCTTCCGAGGTTCAGCATCAATCTTCCAAGGTTCGCATAGGCTTGTCCAAATTTTGGATTCAATTCAATAGCTTTTAAATACATTGATTCGGCTATATCAAACTCGTTTTTTTTCTCAGCTAAATACGCTTTTGAAAAATAGCCATAAGATGAATCAGGTGATACATCCACTATTTTTTGACGAAGACTGTTCTTTTCACTTTCATTACTGGTTTTCATGGAAAGCTCATAAAGTTTTCTTACTTCGTTTGATTCGCTAAATAGGAAAATCGGAGAGAAAACCAGGAAAAAAATCACGCTTAGACGTATCATATCAAATTCCCCAAATCCGCATTCGGATTAAAACATGATCAAAAAAAGTCTGCCAATATTGGAATAAATATTTAAGGTAACGTTGACAAAAAAAACTTATTTTCTGCATTTATGAATAGATTTTGTCAGGGGTAGAAATACACTAAACAAACAAATAGTTAGTTGTGAATGGTGTTGGATTATGACCTCAGTAGATAAAGATATTGCTAAAAAAATAGAGCAGCAAGTTACAAATGAAATCGGGTTTCTCTTAAAAAGTTTCCTTGTAGAAATTCGAACCGGAGAACTACCTTCAAGAGTTTTGATACATAATTATACTGTTGAAATCATAAAACTTATTGAAACATTCTTTCCAAATAAGTTCTCAACTGATTAAAATCAGAAGGTTTTAAATTCGAAACTCGTTCTAAAAATTCTAAAGATCCAGGGAATTTATCGAGTTTTCGAAGTATTGCTCTTTCCCTATCAACTTTTTCAAAAAATTTTTCTTCATCCATTTTTGTTCTAAGCTCGGGGGGCACTTTCCGAGGCCCCACTCCTTTCAGAATCCATAGTGAATTATAGCCCGTTTTCCGTTGTAAATTATACACGAAATCGAAATCGATTCCTCGTTTTTGTTGGATATAACGGCTCACCGATTGTTTCGATGCTTCTCCAAATTTAGCCAAATCATTCTGAGTCCAGCCTTCTTTTTCCATAATTTCTTGAAGACGATCAGATGGATTTTCGTTCAAAATAGTCACCAATCGGAGATTTTTCTTCTTGACTAGTCACCATTTGGTGACTATGGTGTTTGTAGGCGGGACATAACCCGCCAATGAGAACCCGAATTCGCCCAGATTGCGATGCAAATTGCATAAGTCACGTATCGCATTTCTAAGCGAATTCGCAATCAGAAAACGCTCACAAAACGGAGGAAAGACGAAAGATGATCATCACAAACGGAGAAGAGTGTAAAGATTTCATCCGCCAATCACTGCGAATGAAAACGCTAAGAGAATTCGCGAAAGAAGCTGATATAAACTACGATTATCTCACCAAAAGTCTGAATGGTCAGCATTCGTATACAGAAGTCCGCGACGCGTTTCTGAAATATAATGTTCCCTTTCAAATGAATTCACGTCGTGGAATTCAGAACAGAACCAACAAAAAAAGCCGGGAAGTCGCATGAATAGCCGAACGGATTTTTCTGCGAACATTGCAGAACACGATCGTAATTTTGACCCGATCGTCCTGTCGGATATCGAAAAAAAGACGATCATTCAAATCGCGGAATTCGTTCGCGAACAATTCCCAACGTTTGACTGGAGATGGAACGATCACTCTGAGATGAGTGATAAAGAAATCACATCTCTCTTTCTTGTAAAAAACGACATCATTCAAATCTGTCGGAAGAACCCTAAGAAGATCGAAGAGTTTATGAGCATTCTGGAATATATTCTCGAAGAGGAATGTTCAGAATGAACACAGCCGAGCGCATCGCGTTTTTAAGAAAGAAAATTCTTCTCGCAAAACTATACGACAAGAATGGAAACCGAAGGACTCTCAATCAAATCATCAGCCTTCTTCTTACACGTTGTGCAGTCCAAGACGTTTTCATTCAAGACCAAAAACTCGAAGTAGAATTCGAGGCTTGGCAAAACGAACAAATCATCAAGGAGAACTTAGAATTTGAATCCTGATAATTGCGCGAAATGCAAAACCAAATCCGAACAAGTTTTTCAGAGCGGACTTTGTAGAGTTTGCTTAAAGCCTTCGCTTGCGAAAGGAACCGAAACCATAAACGAAGTTCGTCCGTTTTTTTCCAAAAATTCAAAATCAAATACTCCGGAGGATGCGGCATGAGACTTGATAAGAAAACTCAAATATTCAAAAATCTAAAAGCTCCAAAGAAAGTTTTCGACGAATGTTGGAGATTGATTCCTGAAAACATGGTTAAGCGCTTAAACTGCAATGACCTTACCGAATATCTGATTCGGCACATTCTCCCAACCGTTTCGCGTAGACTCGTTCAAACGAACGCTTACTCAATCAAACCGACCATTCGTCGGGAGATCGCGGTCGCTTAACAATGAAAGGAAGCCGGATTTTACTCAACGGGAAGCTCATACACCGAGGCGACCTTTGGCGCAGAGGCAGAGCCATGTCCGAGCGTATTGGACTTATCACGATCGAAAGCAAGCTGACCCTGCGGGACATCGCTTTTTTGTATTCGAGCAAATGGTCCCATTTAGTCAACTCACCTAACTATATGGGACCATTCTACAGAGAACATTTAGCGGACGTTATCAAGGGAACCCGAAACACCGCTCGTTATGTGATAGCAATAGAAGAATCCTGGGGACTTCCGATCGCAGACATCCGCCGTATTTATCGAGAGGACAAAGAATTTGAGCGGCAAGGAAGATCACTCAGTAGAGAAGAAATAAATACATTCGCAAATTGGTATATTCAGACTTCAAAGACAGCGAAGGCGGTTTCATGAACGCACTAAAATCTAAACCGAAATCCGAAAACATAGATTTGACAATTTTGAAAGTTTTCCTTACGAATCCTTCGATTTTTAGGCATTATGCCGATGTTGCGTTGCTCACATTGAACGAAGATCGGAAACGCACGGTCCACCGCTCCCTTGAAAGATTACATAAGGCGGAACTTCTCAAGAAATATCGGATCAGTTCTTATTTAAATGCCGAACTCATAAACTCAATGTACGGAAAAAAAACAACGATCCGCGAAAGCCTTTCAGCACCTACTGAATATTCTTCCGATCGAAGTGTTGGATTGGAACTGAAACTCATCAAACATTTTATTTCGGATACGAGTGGGCTTTGGACCGTAGTTGAACTTTCTCTCTTGTTAGCACGCCCGACAAACACGATTCAGCACAATCTGAATATTCTGGTCGAACATGGACTCGTAATGAAACACACAGTCGATAACCTAAAAAGTAAAACGAATCCAGTGCAGTATAAACTCGCGCCAGAGTTCGCGATGCACTTATCTTCGGAAAAACCGAAAATTTTGAAAACAATCAAGGAGACAATCACACAATGAATTTAGAAATTCAAAACAATGAAAACGCCCTCGTTCCGAAAACGGATGGAGATTCAGAAAGAGAATTACTCGTTAGAGCAATGTATCTTAGTCAGAGAATTCAGAGTAATCTTATCGCGTTCTGCTTCGATTTAAAGGAGATGAGAGATCGAAGACTTTTTACCAAATTAGGATTCGAAACTTTCAAAGAATATTTACAAGCTACAATGCCTAAATTCATTCCGATCAGTTTTGCAAAAAACATGCTTATGCTCTCCGATAAGATGAGCGAGGAAGAATACTCAGGAGTGGACCAGGATCAAATCAAAACATTAGCAAAAATTGCATCCGATTCCGACGTCTATAAAATCACTAAGATGGGAACCGTGCATCTAATTGACGGTCAGGAACTGACAATCGAGGAATATGAATCCATCCGTGCAGAAGATATCGCACAAAATACTAAAACCTACGCTGATGCTCTAAAAATTGTTGAAGAACATAAAGAACTCACAAAAGAAAACTCGCGCTTAGAACGAGACCTTGAAGTAAACGAAGGCGTTATAGACAAACAATCCGAAAAGATCAAAAGCCTCACCGAAGCGATCGACTATATTGCGAAAGAAAAAGGAACCGAGTCCGATTTGATTGCAACCGTTACTACAAAAGTCGGAGCTACCAAGAGGATTATGGAACTGCTTCTTTTGATCGAGCAAGCTGTAACGGAAATCAACAGCATCGACGATGCGTTGAAAAGCGACCACGATATCGCTGGAAGCGTTCTACAACTCGAAACGATGTTAAAGCTCGCCGGAACGAAAATCAATAACGTTTGGAATCCGTTCCTCTTCGCGCTTCAGGACGAGAACTAAAAGAAATTTCAAAGGGGATCTTTAAGATCCCCGTAGGGAAGACATGGGAAGACGAGAGATCGATATAACAATTCTCAACGAACGATTTACGATGTGGAAAAATGCTACGTCACGTTCGGAAAAGAAAACCATAGTCCTTACGTTTGCGGAACAATTCGGTGTTTCGAAAGAAACGATCTATGACCGTTTTCGCGAGATTGAGAACGGAGTTTCAAGAACGATCGTTGCGGGATACTCGGGAGTCGCACAAGTTCGTAAAACCAAATCCCAACTCGAAGAAGAAAAAGCGCACATGATGACGATCGCTCTTATCAAACGAGGCGGAAAAGTGGGAAAACAAGGCTACGGTGTCTCGACAGATCTTGCGATCACTGCCGCCGAAAACGAGGGACTCATTCCTCGCGGAAAATATACGCGTTCTACGGCAGATCGTTTATTGAATCAACTCGGAATCTCAACGAAACTCGTAGATACTCCGTCAGTAGCGACAGAACTCATAAGCCCTTATCCGAATCACTGTTGGTTTGTAGATGCTACCGTAAAGAATCACTATTTCTTGAATATTAAAAAAGAACGGATCGATTACAGAGCTGACATCAAATACGATTCCTCTCATGGGATGGATATCCTTGAGAAACATTCTCTAAAAAGAATCTGGGACTATTTCCTCGTAGATAACTATTCGAAATGTTATTTGATGATGACTTTCGCTCCAGATCCAAAGACTGCCGGAGCAAAGCATGGAGGTGAGAATACTGCCGACTGGATTGATTTTTTAACTTACGCGATGCTTCCAAAAAGTGATTCACGAATTCCGATCCAAGGAATTCCAAAACTTATCTTCTGTGATGAAGGTTCCGGATTAAATTCAAATCACATGAGGTCATTCCTCGGTCGCCTTGGAATTGAGGTCAGAACTCATCTTCCCGGGCGCGCCAGCGCGAAAGGAGCCGTCGAAGCAAGAGTCGGAGCATATAAAAGATCATTCGGTGTTACGATCAATAAAAACAAGATTTACTCACTCGATGAATTGCGTGGTCACGACAGTCGTTACTTAATCTTCGATAATAATCGAAAAGGCGGTTTTCAAAAATGGTCGGACGGAATCAAAGACCACCCGATTACAAAAGCCACTCGTAAAAATATTCAAGACGCGCTCGTTACAGAAGATGAGAAAACGATCACGGCATACGGAACAATCCAAATAGACAAACAGCATTACTTCGTTAGTTCGGAACTGCCGCGCGGAACGAAAGTTACAGTATTCACAAATAGCGAGAATTCTCGATGCGTTCAAACAGACGACGGAAGGATTTTCGTTGTAAAGCCATACAGCAAGATTCAACGAAACATCGAAACGTTTGAAATTATGGATGGTCGTGGGCATGAAGTTCGAAGTTCCGAACTGCAACAACTCCGAAAAGAAATTCAAAAGGCTTCAAGACAGTTCAAAGAAAACATTAAGCAAGAATCCTATCTACGGGAAACGAATATCACGTTCTTTCCTGCTCAAGGTGAAGAAGCGGAGACACATGTTGCTATGGCTCCGGCAAAGATTCTAAAAGTTGACGAAGCAATTTCTTACGTTTTCAACGAAACAGGATTCACAGCTAATGAAATTGGCGAAGAAGATCTTGAAGCAATGCGAGAGGTTTTCGGAAAATATATCGATCAACATGGTTTCGTTCCTCCCGAAACACTTTACAAAATCGTAAACATCTTTCTCCAGACTGGAACAGACGGTTAAGCATTTTTAAATTAAGGAGTTATTACTATGAAGGAAAAAATTGAAGAGTTAGCGGAAGTCTTTGTTCGAACAAAAAACTCAAATCGGATCTTGAACTTTTGCACAAGTATTGCAGAGAAGAATCAGTGGACCGCAATCATTGGACAGCCAGGAAGCGGAAAAACCGAGATCAAAAAGGAATTACTTCGGGTGCTTCGCGGATTGCCGGATAAATACATCGTTGTCGAAATACCGGTATTCCAATCAGCACAACCGAGAACTGCCGCGATCATGAAAGAACTGATCAAGACGATCAATCCGGATATTCATGTTCCTGGCTCTATCGAATCAAAGTATCGGGTTCTTCGGAGTGTTCTGGTCGATGCGCACGATGCGAAGAAGAAAGTCGTAATGATTTTCGAGGAAAGTCAAAATTTAAGTCATAACATGATGCGCGAATTAAAAATGCTTCATGAAATTGAAGGGATGGGAAGATCAAATCTATTTTCCATGATTATGTTTTTGAAAACCTCTCCAAAATTTGAAGAGGTATTTAAAACGCGTGAGATCGGAAAAAGAGTCCTTGTTGAGAATATGCAACTTCCTACTGCATCCGAGGCTTTGGAAATCGCTCAGAAAAGATTCGGACTTACCTTTCTGGATGCCGCCGCCAAATCGGATTTCTTACAAGCAACAGGTGAGTATCCAGCTTCAATCAAACATCTCGCTCAAACTCTTTGGAAACAACCAGGGTTCAATGGCAAGGTATCGAAATCGCTTCTGATCTCTACGAAAATTACCGCTTTCAAGGAAGCACTTTTGGAGTTCGGAGTTTCAAACAGAGTTATTAAAGAGTATTTCAAGCGTGTAAAAAAGAAAGACATTTCGCTCGGAGTAATCAACGAATCCATCAATTTTAAACGGAATAGTTCAGTAGCAGAAGAGATCCGTTCCGTGGCTGGTCATTTACTTGAAGACGCAAAGATAACACAAGCTGTCTAACGCATTTTTTTAATTAGGAGGAAAAATGGCAAACGATACAACAACAGAAGAAACAAAGGGAAAGAAAAAAGAGAAAGGTGAAAAGAAGGAAAAAGTTCCGAAAGTGAAACCAGATCCTTACATCATCAGTTCCGAAGACGAAAAAGAAACCGCGTTACTTGAAATTCAAGACTTAGCCGGGAAACTCGAAAAAGATACTGAGTTAGAAAGGTGGGAGGAAGAACTTAAAGATCTCAATGAGAAAGCAGTGTCGCTGAAATCAAAAATCAACGATCGAAAGAAATCCGCTTCCTCTGAAAAGAAAGGGATCGAAGAGAAACTTGAATTGATTAAGGCCGGTATCGGAAACTACGAGGTCAACAAGGTTCTCGGTAAAACCGCGTAAAAGGAGCGTAGGTATGCCAGTAAAAAAGAAGACGGCCAAGAAAAAGGCCGTACGGAAAACGGCGAAGAAAAAAACGGGAAAGGTTCCGTCTGCAACGGCGGTTCCTACTTCTTCGAAAGGATTCGCCGTAGATATGAATCCCGAAACAGATAAGGAGGCAAAACGTGGCAAAGAAAGCACCTGACGGAATTAAAGTCGATCTTCCGGAAAATCGCTACAAAACTCGCGTCGATCTCTCGCAAGCTATTGCACAGCTTGGAGAGATCAAGCGCGAGAGGGATCGCGTCAAAAGTGAGGTAGACGACCAAATCAGCCAGCTTACAACGCAACTCCAAACCGACCTTACCCCGCTGGATGTAAAAATCCAGCATATTGTTTCGGGAATCAAACTATACGTTGATAAAAACAAGGACGAGTTATTCCCAGATCCGGAGTATAAGACTTGTAAGTTGCCAACGGGAGAACTGAAACTACGAAAAGTTCCGGCTTCGGTGAAGACTCGTGCATCCGCTAAACTCTTCGAAAAGATTCTTTCCGAGAATGGACTCTTAGAAAAGTTCAATGCTTTGACTTCAAAGTTAAACGGACTTTTTCTACGAATCAAATTGGAGTTAAACAAAGATCAGATTCTTTCTGAGCCTTTGCGAGCTTCGAAAAAAATCGGAATCGAATTAAACGAAGAAACGGAACGATTGTATATCACTCCGAGTGAAATCGACGCCGAAATCGAAGCCGTGGGGGACGCCGCGTAATGGTTCTGCCTCCGACGTCAGAAGTTACCTACTCAAATTTGCTCTCCGCCGTGGAGAGCTTTTTGGAGTCTCGCCAAAGATCTTATTTCAGAAGTATCCAGAAAGAGACGATCGCCCTGAATCAGTTCATGAATAATGGGATACCTGCGTCAAAAGTTCTCGACCTTCTCGAAAAATTGATCGCGATACGAAAACATCCTAAATTTGGAAAAGAATCGTTTTGGATTTCCGCAACAGAAAACATTTCCGGTGCGTTCGCATACATGCACAAAATCGAAACCGTTTATTCGGCAGTTTGGCCTGATGCGGAAAAACGAAAAGAAGAGCAAAATCTCAAAGATCCGAAACTCGGATGGAAAGGATTCTTAGAATTTTCTAAGCAGATAAGAGGTTCTCTTGAAAATGAAATAAAGAATCTTTCGATTAAAGAAGATTTCTATTCAAAAACAATAATCATTCCTAAGTGTTCCGAAAAAGTAGAGCTATTCATATTCAAATTCTTTCATGAATCAAATTCAGGATGGAAGATTATTAAAGAGGAACTCAATGCAAACAACCTTTAAAGCACAAATAAAGATTCAACTTGAGGATCTTGAATTTAACGATATTTCAGATGCAGTTCAAGAAAACTTCGGTGTAGTGAATATCAATACGATAACTCAATACATAAAGAGAAGACTCGGTGTTTCTCAAGCGACAATCGAAAAATTGAAAGAGGATCGGAGAGGATGATGAAACGTCCTCTTACTGGACACATAAATTGTTTCTCTGAGGACGGTGACGGGCTATATTGCGGACCGAGAATCGCCGAAGAAGTTCGAGATACGATGATTCTCGGTCGCTGTAAGCATGGATACCACGGAGGTTATCCAGCCGGATTTTTAGAACGTGCAAGGTTACTCTTGGTCGGAGGCGATCAAGACGCTTCGATCTGGCACATTCCAGGAGGAAAGGCAAAAGAATATAACGGTATCCGTGGAGGTGTCTATCTGACCGGATTCGGGAAGAACGATAAAACGATCGATTTAGATCAGAAATGTAATCCCGATTTTTGTATTGATGTTCGAAAATTAGAAGAACATTTCCTTTTACAAGAAGATGGGAACCTCACCTTCGTTCCTTTTCCGGATCAAGATCTTTTCTATAATACAACGAAAGAAAGCTCATTCGTTCAAAACTTAAAACGCCCGAAATCAATCATTATTGATAGACCTTACGATGAGGAGAACGCAGATCGATACGTTCCGGGAAGAAGTGCGCTCCCAAATCTGAATAAACTTCTCATAGATTGCTTGAACCTTGTTGATCGAGGTTCTCTTGTCGGAGTGCTGGATTATAAGTGGCCGAATCCATCTCCTTCCATTCAGTTTGAAGAAGTTTCCGTTTATGCTGTCGGAACCGGAAGAGGAAGCACGGCGCGGTGGTTTACGATTTGGAGGAAACGATGATTCAAAAGTATTTTGGACGCATTTCGTTTCTCGATCGTGGCCTTCTGATTTCAACAGTGTTTGTTTTTGAAGCAAAATCGATCTCCCAAGTTTATCAACTCATTCAAGCTAAATTTGAAATCACCGAAGAACAAATACTGGATTTGAAAATAACGAATCGAAAAGCGATAAAAACGCACAAAGAAAATTCTCTTAAACAATGGATGGAAAAAACAATTTAATGACTCTTACCGCAAATACAAATCAAAATACAGAACCTTCGATTCAGCTTTTTAATGACGACTGTTTTAATATCTTTCCTCAGATTCCGGACAAATCGGTAAATTTAGTTCTCTGTGACTTACCTTACGGAACAACGGATTGCAGTTGGGATAAAGTTCTTCCTTTCAAAGAGCTTTGGGAACAATACAACCGGATGATCGTAGAAAATGGGGCGGTCATCCTTACAGCAAGTCAGCCTTTTACCACTGCTCTGATCAATAGTAACCCGAAAAATTTCAGATATGAACTCATTTGGTATAAAACGAAAGCATCCGGATTTCTGAATGCGAACAAAATGCCGAATAAATCACATGAGAATATTCTGATTTTCTACAAAAAACTACCTGTCTATAACCCACAAAAATACCAGATTGATCCTAAGTTTCAGAGAAAGGGAAAATCTTATAAAAAGAATTATTCAAAACTGTTTAACGTTCGAGGACCAAAATCAGAAACCTATCAATACCTCGATCTTGGACAAAGACATCCAGATTCCGTTCTTTGTTTTCCTTCCGAATCCGGAAAGGGTATCCATCCTACGCAAAAACCTACTGCACTCATGAATTTTTTGATCAGTTCTTATTCCAATGTTGGAGACACTATCTTAGACAACTGCATGGGAAGCGGAACAACGGGAGTAGCCTGCATTCAAACGGATCGAAATTTCATAGGGATTGAAAAAGAAGAGGAATATTTCGGGTTAGCACAACGAAGAATAGAAATCGCTAAGAAAGTTCGCAGACTCAAAACACTTCCTTCCATTTTTTCGGAAAAGGAGAAGACAGATGAATGATTGGGAAATTGCAAAGCTGATCCTTACATATACGTTTTGGGCATCGATCGCTTGTTTCTTTTTCTTAGGAGTGGTCGTTCGGGTGGTCATCGATTATATTACGTTCTTTTCTTCCTGGTTTAGGTCAGAGTCGAGCGATGATACAAAATCAAATATTGAAATTGAGAGAAAATAATGAGAGAGAATATTTTTAAAGAAATTTCCGAAGAACGTGAAAGACAAGACCTAAAGTTCGGTCCTCAGAATCATAGACCTGCGGAGTGGTGTATGATACTTGGCGAAGAAGTAGGAGAAGTTCAAAAAGCCGCTCTGGAATCTTACTTTAGATATGAAGGTAAAAACAACGATTATTCAGATTACAGAAAGGAACTTATACAAGTTGCCGCTGTTGCAATTGCGATGATTGAATCGTACGATAGAAATCGGAAATAGAAAGATCTATGAATCGCACAAAGATTGAGTGGACTGATGTGACTTGGAACCCTACGACCGGTTGCACGAAAGTATCAAGTGGCTGTAAAAATTGCTATGCCGAGTCTCTAACAAAGCGATTCGAAAAGATGTGGGGAAAGTTTTCAGAAATAAAATTGCATCCGAATCGGTTGGATTTTCCACGTACGGTAAAAGGAAAACGAATATTCGTAGATTCGATGTCTGATCTTTTTCACAAAGACATTCCGTTCGAATTTATAGATCAAGTTCATTCGGTCATTGCGGAATGTCCTGAAAATATATTTCAAATCCTTACCAAAAGAATCGAGAGAGCGAAAGAATATTATACCTCCAGGAAAAATTCCATGGAAAACGTTTGGCTTGGGACTTCGGTAGAAAGTCAAAACGTAGTTGAAGATAGAATTCGTCATCTTATTCAAATTCCTACCAAAGTTCGATTTCTTTCCTGCGAACCCTTACTCGAAGAAGTTGATGTTTCAATTTATTTGAACGCTTGGGGTTATATCGATTGTTTCCCAATAGATTGGGTTATTGCAGGCGGTGAATCCGGTCCGGGAGCGCGACCAGTTCAGGCGGAATGGATTCGTTCTCTTCGCGATCAGTGCGATACCGCGAGAGTTCCATTTTTCTTTAAGCAATGGGGTGGAAGAAATAAAAAAGAATCTGGAAGAAAATTGGACGGAAGAGAATGGAATGAATTTCCTAAGCAGGTTTTAAGATGATAAAAGAACGAGAAACTTTCAAATTATTTTATATGGGATTTCCCTTCTATGGTTGGTATGAAGATAACGAATTATATATTGATGGTTTCTGGTCTTTTATTCCGGGTTGGTTTCCGGTAAGTCCTTTTGGTTGGAATTTTATAATCTATGAAGGAAGCTACTTGCGTGTTCTTTTCAAATTCTTACGTGGAGACTTTGCAGATGAGTAGTCTATCACAAATTTGGACTTTAAAATCAAAAGCTGGTATTTCAGAAGAGAATTTCCGAAATCTTGTTGAATCAATTTCAGGAAAAAGTTCAACAAAAAACCTTTCTAAAGTTCACTTAGAAAAAATAGCGACCGCAATTTTCAATTTACATCCTGAATTGAAAAAGAAAAATACCGCTGACCGCACCCCAAATAAATATTCGTCCATTCCGAAAAATCATTCTAAATTCAAATCGATACTAACACCTGATCAAAACGAGCTGATTAAAAATCTCGTAACAGCTCTCAATTTATCAGGAAATTATGAGAATCTTTCGACAGATTCTCTTCCAGCTAGAATGTTTAAGAAATCGTTAAACGAACTTTCCAGACATGAAGCTCAATCTGTTATCGAAGCACTCAAGGGAATGTTGATTCGCTCGAATCAAGAACAGTTTAATAAATTCCGGAAAGATATGACGCGCTCCGAAAGCATTCTCCGTATAATGCGCCTGATTTTGGTTAAAGGCACGGGTGTTTAGGATGGAATTTGAATCTAAATTCCGACGTTATCCGAATACTTTTTCGTATTATTTCTTCGTAATATTCTTGAATTCTTCTTCTTTCGTTTTCAATATTTTGTCTATAACAGGTCTAAAAACCTTCTAAAACCCCTTCAAAAAGCCGGTTTTTCCTCGATTTTCCTATGTTTCCGTTTAGACTTTCCTGGGTATTTCTTCTTTCAGTGTGAGGGGGGGATAAAAAACGGATCCCAAAACAGTTTCTAAAATAAAACTAGTTATAAAGGAAATGTTGGTTGATTAAGATATTAATCAATTCAATAAAAACCGTCGTCTAACTGCGGTTTCCCGCTCCGTTCGGAATCGCTAATGCGATCCTCACTACGGGCTAAAGCCACATTTGCTTTTCAACTTCGGCTTGCAAGCCGCTCACTAAGGTTCGCTCAAGCCAAGTTAAAATCCCTTCGCGCACAAGCGCTTCGGGAACGCAAACGTCGAGAAACCTGCGTCGTTAGCCGCCATTCCCGCTGCGCTTTTCCCGGAAGGGTTTTGCTTAGCGTGAGAAGGGGTGAGCGTTTCTTGTTTCATTCAGTTGCGATGGTTTATTGGAGTCGCTTCAAGATGCTCGCGGGAACAGCGGCTAACTAACGCTTGCCGCTTCGTTCGCCACTCACGGAATCCGTTCGGGACTCACTTCGGTCTTCGACACATCGCTTCGCGAACTTGGTTAAATAGTAATAGAAGAGATTTTCAGAAATAGAAGTTCGCGACCCTTTCGCGCAAAGGCGCTCGGGGACGCGACGTCGGCAAACTACTGTCGTTAGTCGCCATTTGCATAAAATTCCATGTTAAAAGTAACTAAAGAGGAAATACTAAAGAAACTAGTTTCCG